ATGAAACAGATCGTCTGGAACCAACCCCTGGAAATCGGCTTCCAGCAGGATGAGATGCGCGAAGTGCACGGCCCGCTCGACGCACTCAATTGCCTGGCCCATCTCTGGCCCGACCGCCGCGGCCCGCAATATGTTGCTGCCCGCAGCATCTGCCGCGCCGCCATAGACGGGCGTAAAAGCGCCGAACAGGCACGCCAGGCCTTCATGACGGCAGCAGAAGAGGCGCACCTCAAATTCCACTAGGCATATCACCTAAGACTGCGCAACGGTTTTGCGAAACCGACGTTCAGGACCAAAGAGCGAAAGCGAAATCAAAGATCGTGACTTGCTGCAAGCGGTTTCAAAAACCCTTGTTGGAGGTTTGAGCGGTACTCGGATCCGTAAATTTTGAAAATCTGATCATACCTCAATTACACCCTCATTTACCGGCGAGAATGCTGTGCGTTGAAGCGTAGGCTTGGGCTTTCGGCCTAGCTTCACATCGTTTCCTATCAACTGGAGACCTCGAATTCCCGCTGGATTGGTGATTAACAGCTTCGAGCCAAATATTGCTTCAACTCTGGCCCTTGTGTATATTATTACATCATAAAGGAGATGGAGATGGCAAAATATATTTATGTGAAAGTGGCGATTGAATTATTGGAAGCGCGACCGAGTGATTGGAATTATGTCGATACACTCAAAATTGGATCATACTCAGTATATTCTAAATTTGACATTGTGTATGATCCGAATGAAACTCCTGCCGATTATTATAACGGTTGGGAATATGACCCCAACACCGGTTACGATTATACAAGAAATTCAATTGCAGGCGTTAGCTACGAAAAACAACAACAAGAGTACTTCTTAGTTCACAATCGTGAAATTCCGCTTTGGTACACGGTCGCCGTTGACGATGACTTCGTGTTGCCTTCCGATATCCCGATAATTGGCGAGAGCCCTGATGGCGAGCCTGGGGAAGACCCCACAGTGGATGAAAACGGCGATGTAAAATTCAATTGGCCCAAAGCTATATGGGATGCGGGAAAGAAGTCGTTTCCGACGCTCTCGAGGAAGCAGGCAAGAACGCAGTAATCAAGATTCTCACGCCACAACTCGGACAGCAGCTAGTCAATAGCCTAATGAACACAGAGGAGGCTCGGGGTTTACTTGTTAATTTCGCAAATGAATCCGGTGACGTGCTAAAAAAGGGTATTCTTGGTTTCGGCACCATGTCTGCGACCGAATACAAGCAAATGAGTGACCGCCTTTTTGTGGAGACCTATGCCAACTTTGCCAATGGCCTGGGGTCTGTTATGGAGAGAAACGGTCTCCTAAAATCGAATTACCTCGACCCTGTATACAAGGCACTGAATATCTCTATCAACAATATCGAGTACGGCACATCTGACGTCAAATTCGGCGCCGGTGAACCCCAATCCTCGAATGGCAACGATTTCATTGTTACTCCTGGAAGCGCAATTGGCATCGACACTGCCGATGGGGATGATGTTGTTCTGATGGGAACGGGAGGAAGCTCCGTCTCCGACAGTGGTGGAAGTGACACCTATGTTGCACAAGGCAACGGAAATGAGGCGTATTTCTCTGCAAATTCGAGTGACGTCTATGTCACAGCCTATGAAGGCGGGGCCTCTATTACTCATTTTCAAACCGGAGATCACGACAACATCTTGGGCTTTAGCCGGGCGCATTTCTACGATCAGAGTGTCGCGTTCGATCGGGACGGAAATGCGGGACAGGCATATCGCCTGTACCAAGCCGCCTTTGATCGCAAGCCGGATGCCAGCGGCCTTGGCCATTGGATCCAGGAACTCGATGATGCGGCCACCGATCTCATTTCGATGGCGAACAGCTTCATTGTCTCAGACGAGTTCAGGATCACGTATGGTACACCTGATACAGTAAGCAATTCCGCGTTTCTCAGCTTGGTCTACCAAAATGTCTTGGACCGGTCACCGGACGATGGTGGCTTTTCGTATTGGATAGCGGAATTGGATGGAGGCCTTGAGCGTGAGAAGATGCTCGCCTCGTTTTCAGAAAGTAACGAGAACAAGGCGAATGTGGCCTTGGATATCGAGAATGGCATCTGGTACGTTTGAGGTTGCGCGGCAAATTTTTTGCCTAGGAGCACAGCGCAGGTGACCGACTTCTTCAAATGGCGTCCGGAGGTGGGTCTCGAACCTTGGTTCGAGGCGGATGCGAGTTATCCGCGGCGACTGGTCCCTATTGCCCCCGCTGGGCGCCGAGCACTCTGGATCCTGATGGCTGGAATGGCATCGGCTATACCAGCAGTTCCCCTGCTGGCGCTTTTTGATCCTCACTACCTGCTGGTCCTCGGAGTAATCGTGCTGGCCGAATTCGGCTTTCCGATATGGTTTCTATGGAGGATACGCGGGCGGGTGAAAGAGGTGGAGTAGGTGGCGCACATGCAATCGCCGCTCGATAGCCCGATCGCTTCGGTGGCCTGTTTTTTTGTACGTCGTGAAAGTTTATGGGCAGCGGTCCATGTGACCTCCGCCCCACGTCCCGAACATCAACGTTATCGCAAAAAGCCCGGAAATGACGGGTTTCGATGCGATGTTCGGGAACGATAAACACGCCTTGTCCCGGTCGATCTTTTCCGTAAAAATGATGGTGGGTGATGTAGGGCTCGAACCTACGACCCGCTGATTAAGAGTCACATCGCAAATCGTTCAAAAACAATGCCGCGCCATGCCTGCGTGTGTAAAATGCGGCATGAAATTCCCCAATCCTTCCAGTGCCACCATATCAAATTTGTAAAATGAAATTTGCTTAAACCTGTCATTCAGATAGCACCTATTGACTCTCTCCACCAGGGAGAACATGAAGAGAACAGGCGATGCGGCCGCCAATCAACAGGACTAGATCTGGAGATTGGAATGAAAGACGACCCCGGCCCCGAGCCTCGGTACAAATGGACCTACACATGGCCGGGCGAAAATCACAAAGATTACGTCGGCTATGATGGTGATCGGCAGATAGGCCGGATCTTCTTCGATGATGCGGGGCCAACGAAGGGGCTATGGCGCTGGGCATCCGGATACATCAAGGAAGCGAAGAAGCGCGGCCCAATCCCTCACAACGGATATAAGCCGTCGGCCCGACTTGCGGCGCAAGCTGTCGAGGACCATTACGAAGCCAAGATGCAGGAGAACAATCTGCCCTATGGCCACGGGAAGAGGAATATCACATGAGCATCGACGGCCACAGCAGCGCACCGGGAGCCAGTATCCACGTCAATCACTGGTGCGAGCATGAGGGGTGCAAGCAATGGGGATGTTACGGACATAGCCCCAGGAAGGACGTGCCGGCTCGGTGGTGGTGCGCGGAGCACTTCCCGCATAAATTCGGGGCCGAGCTTGAGGCGGAGTTGAAGGCGCGGGGTTAGTTGTCGGCCTTCTCCACCAGATCGAGAATTTCCTGCTTAGCCGTCGGCGTCATGCGCTCCCAAGCGTAGATCATCGTCTTGACGTACTGGGGCGTACCTGTCGCCCAGATCCCCCGCAGCTGCTTTGAAACGGTGTTCTCAGCAACGCCTAGCAGCTTTGCCAGCGTCTTCTGATTCAATCCTGCGAGCTTTGCCCGCTTTTGCCACGGTTCGTTGTCCATGTCTTGGACTCGTACCGTTTCGCTCGATTCATCGCAATAGATAGACGCCACGTTGATTTTCCAATTGTAAAAATCAATTTCACGATTATTATAATGAACGCAGAGTTTATTTCAACGTAAACCACGAAAGGTGGGACACAATGGCGTGGCTGGTCAGAGACAACGAAGATGAGCCGTTCCGGATTGAAGCGGCCGAGCCTGAGGCGTGTTGGTGCAAGATGCAGGTATCTGATGAAGTCGTGGCAGCAGCAGAAGCTTGCTACGCCGAAAGCGAGCAGCTGGACACTTACGGCATCGTAGCAACGATATCGAAGTTCCTTCTCGCGGAACGGCAGAAGATCGCGAGCGATCTGTTCAATCGTTATGGCTTCATGGTTCTTACCGAAAAACAAGTGACTATCAGCTTTAGCTCTTCGGAAGAGGCGCGCAGTTTCCATAGCGCCCTCGTCGATATATCCACTTACCGCGACAAGTCCGAAGACAGGACATTTGAGGAGATCTCCGCCCGGAAGGCAGGTGGCGAATGAGCGATATCGTTCAAGAACTTCGAGAGAGAGCCGAAAGTTACCGTCTTGGTGGCCCGTCGTCTGAGCACACAGCTCGAATACTTGAAAAGGCTTCCAACGAAATCGAGCGCCTGCGCGAGACGAACCGGAAGCTTCACCGCCGGGCTCAAATCGGGGAAGCCGTAGTACAGTGCGCGACGGATTACTTGGCCGGGTGGATCAGCGTTTCGAAGCGGTACGACCGCCGTTGGTTTGCGCTGCTTCTCACGCGACACATTCATACGCGCGTCAGAAAGCTGACGGAACGCTACGACGCCATCGCCAAAGCAGAGGGACGCGACAATGGGTGATCCGCAGCAGGAGTTCATCGACCGATTTTACTTCGAGCACGGCAAATGCTGCGCCGGCTGCGATTGGTGGCGATCGATCTCCAGCGTCATAGGCGACTGCACTCGCTCGGCTCCAGTCAGCGGCGCAGAGCGTGCCCACATGATCGGCATCGTTGGTGCTCACCCGCTGATCAGCGCCGGCCATGTCGTAACGCCGCGCGAGCATGTCTGCGGCGACTTCAAAGACGATTTCGACTGGTCAACTTTGCCGCTGCCATATCGCAAGCGGATAGGAGCACCGACATGACTGACCTCCTCCCCCGCGTAGCCAAGGCGATGTCAGATCGCCGACAGGAACTTACAGCCCCGCAGCTTAGCCGGATATGGGAGGAATTGGCGAAGGTGGCGGTTGAGGCCTGTGGCTGGCAGCCTATGGACACCGCGCCGAAAGATCGGAGCATCCTTGTCGATTTCTCTTACTGGTATCCCGGAGACACCAGCCCGACCGTCAATTTCGCGGTAGCCACATACGTTCAGAGGGCCGACGGTTACGCGTGGGACACCGGAGATGAGATATTTCAAAGCGGCGCTGCCAATGGCTGGATCGATATCCCGGCAACGAAAATAAAGCCGATCGACGAAGAGGCCGGTCATGACTGACATCAGAGACACCCTATACTATGAGATGAAGGCCGCTTCCCTTTTAGGCAAGCACAAGCAGGCGAAGATGTTCGCAGCAGCCATTGAGGAGATTGACCGGCTGCGCTTTCAACTCGCCGATCTCGGGCAGGAAGTCGATTGCGCTTGGTCTGTTGCCGGCGACGCTCTGGGGTTGGGCTGCGACCACGACTGGTTCGATTGCAGCAACGCCAATATTCAAGACACCAAGTCGTGCCGGAAGTGTGGATGGACATGCGGCACGGCCAGCGAAGATCGGGGGCTCTATATCAAGTGGCCGTGGATGAAGGAGACCGCCGATGGCTGAAATAGCTATAGTAGCGACCGTAGACTTGCATACGAACGAAGTGTTCCAAGCGCTCCCCAATCTCCGTTGGTTCCAACCGGAAGAAGGACCGGCGCGGCTTCAATCGGCATGGCGGGGCCATATAAGCGGCAAGATAGAATGGCGCGACGTGCCCACGGTGACGAAAAGAGAGACCGCCCATGACAATGGTTGAGAGAGTGGCGAGAGCGATTGCCCTTAGCATGGGAGGGAAAATCACCGTCCGATCGGCTGGCTCTTCTTCAAGAGCTAATGCGGCTCGGATGGGTGAAGGCCTGGCGCGGCGATGACGGCCTTATCTGGTATCAGAGGACTGGCGGGGAATGACCAGCATCGCCACTACCCTCCTGCTGTGCACGTCGCTTGTCGCCGTAGATGGAGACACGGCCCGCTGCAAACCAAGCGGACAATTGCTGCGCCTGCTGGGTGAAGGCGTCGCCGGGGAATACGGCGTCGATGCCCCGGAGATCGGCTCCCACGCTAAATGCGACAAGGAGCGAAAGCTTGCCCTATTGGCAAAGCGCCGGCTGAAAGAGCTTCTATCCCGCCCCGGTATTCGGGTATCATGGGACGGCGCGGTGGACGCAACACCGAAGCACCGGCCGCTCGTGAACATCTATCTTCCGAGTGGTGAAGAAATCGGAAAGAAGCTGCTTCGAGAAGGATTCGCGCGGGAATGGCGCAAGGGCAAAAAGGTGGATTGGTGCAATGAATAGCAACGCAATCATCAAGGTCTGCAGTTATTGCAAAGGCGCCGGCTTCCTCCGCGTGAAGCGAGAAGACGTCCCGCCGCAGATGAACATTGCCCGCGCCATCGTCATTCGGGCCAACGGCCAGAAAGAGCCTGCGATTACGTCTGGCTACCAGGCAGACAACAGGATCGTGGAACTCGAATTCAAGTGCAATCGCTGCCGCGAAACCGGAGAGGTGATGTGGACCCGCGGCAAGTCGATCTCCCCGCTTATCTCTTGAGCGCCCTGTACCCCGCCGCCTGCGCTTCCTTCTCCGTCCGGTAACACCTCGTCGGGATAACCTGATCCCTATAAGGGCTATCTGGGGTATGGTACGCCCTGCCCTGTCCTACCCAGATGGGGCGGTCTTCTGGGCACGGAGGCCGATAGTTGCCGTGTAGGCGGTAGAAGCGGGCTGAGTCGTCTTCTGGCAATGTCGGCATTCTGGTGCCGGCGAGGAATGCCAGGAACAGCGCCAGAGACCCACAGATAACCAGCCAGACGAGATTGGGCATCCTCTCAACCCGGCGGGTGGCGATAGGCGAAAACGTCATCATCGCAAAGCCGGCCGTCATCATCGCTCGGCCAAAGCCAGACGTAGCGGTCCCGAGCCAACTATCCGGCTGCCCTAGCACCACCCACAGGAAGCCGTACAGGCCGACATAGCAGGAGCCTAGCGCCAACAACATGATGCCATAGACCCCCAAGTGACTGTAGGAGCCGAAGTCATCAACGGTGTCGCGCTGCTGCTGAAACACCACCCTGTACGTCTGTGGCGCATAGACAAAGGCCGTGATCGACCCGGACACCAGCAGCGTCAGGGACATGGCGCTGGACAAATACGGGTTCGGCGTCACCAGCCCCGCCAGCCAGTAAAGCGCGATGGCAACAAGCGTACCAAGCAGCAGCCGGTTATTGATTGTCTTCACGTCCGGCCTCCGCCATCATGCGCATAACGCCTGTCATGTTCTTCATCACGCGAGACCCGGATTCGAGCACCTGCGTGCTTTGCCGGATGTCCGCTTTGTGCCGGGCTATCTCGCGATCAATGGCGCGCACCTGGTGGTGCATGGGATCCGGCCCGAACAGCCTTGCGATGAAATCGCCAACAATCGTCATGGCCGCGCCCTGTCCCGCATGAACGTGAGCATTTCCTTCATCGCCTCGGTGTTGGCCGCCATGTTGTTCTTCAAGACCTCACCGAGTACCGCCCACTGCTTGGCGTCTTCCAGGTGCTCTTTCTTGGCCTGCAGCAACTCGTTGTGAGCCGAGCGTAGCCACAGCACCAGGACCACCACCGCGGCCATCAGCAGCACAGCTACGGCGCCGATGATGCCGAAATCAAGGATTGACTTGCCGGCGCCGACTACGAGTTCGTCAGGCATTATTTCCTGCAGCCGGCTTGTTTTTGACATGTGCGATTGTGGCTGGCGACTTGGTTGGCAAAGCCGCGGTCGTTGGCGATGATGAATTGTCGAGTGCCCGCCGACGGCGTCAGCGTTTCGAATCCAGAGCCATCATTCGCACTTGTCGAGCACCCACTTACCGCCAAGCTCAACGCAAATAGCAGCATCAGATAGCTTGCTGATTTCGACATTCGTCTTGCTCCGTTCTCGGATGAGTTCCATGGATCGCTGGAGGGCTGCCGTACGCTCCAGATCGCGTCCGTCGCTACGGCCGCTGTAGTAGGCGGGGATAGAGATGGCTAAGGCGCCGAGCACGCAGCCGGCGCCGATCTTGAGCCAGTCGAGCACGCCGAACATCAGGCCTGCTCCACAGTGCGCTTAGACTTCCACCAGCCATAAATGGCGTAGATTGCAAGGCCGGTACCGATGGCGCCAGAGACCGCCAGCATCGAATTGGCAACGGTGTTCGCCGTCTCGGTGTTGATGCCGGTCACATAGGCGGCCATTTCGGCTATCTGGTCACGAGCGGCGGTAACGAGAGCGAGGGGCGCCAAACTCTTCGCAGCGTCCTTCACTTCCGGCACTTGCGAGACCGGTAGCGCACCCGGCTTTTCTTCTGGCGATGCCTGAAACTCTTTCAGCTTTCGCATGGTCTCAGGGCCGGCGACGCCATCGGCGGTCAGCGAATTTGCGCCCTGGAACCGGCGCAACGCCGTATCCGTGCCGGTCCCGAAATCGCCATCAACAGCAGTCGGGAATCCAGCGCGGGTCAGTAGCACCTGCACTTCACGGACGCCCTGCCCCTTTGACCCCAAGCGGAGCATACCGGCCGATGGATTGAACGTGATCGGCGACGTTCCCTTGGCGTAGCGCTCATAGGCCGCCTTCATCTTCGTATCGTAGGCGTTGGTCTTGTACGCCGGCCCGTTATAGCCGCGAGCGAACCCGGCCCAGTCTTTACGGAGCAAGGCACCGGACAAGTTGAACGCCTTGATGAACCGGACCATCAATTCAACCTGGCCCTCGATCCCGCTCCGGGCCGTCTCGACCATATCGACGACGCTAGAATAGCCGAGCTTCTTCCAATGGCTGCCCATGACCTGACCGGCGCCCCAAGACGCGCTCTCATAGGCTGCCTGCTTATCCAGCGCCGCGGCGCGCTCGAGCAGATCCCACCGCGCCGCCTGATTGGATGGGTTCTTGACGCCGCCTGCCTTCGGGGACGCCAGACCTTCCCGAACCGCCTTGTCCCGCATCATCGGGTGCACCAGCTTGTAGAAGTAGTGGCCCTCATAGCGGATAAGCGGTTCGTCCCTGCCTTTCACGTTGGCGAAGACCTTGCCCGCACTCTCGACCTCAACCACGGCCTTCAATGCCGCCGGGTCATAGCCGTGCGCTTTCGCGATACGGTCAATCGACCGCGCGACTTCTGGAGATAGCATCTGATTGTCCTTTGATGGGGGGATGAAAAAAGGCGGCTCCGCTAAGAACCGCCTTCCTTAATTTGATGTGCTCGACGTTACGCCGGCAAGGTTTCGAGGTAGCCAATAACCGCCTGGATCAAGCGGCCTTCTGCCGGCATCCCACGGACACCGGTGTCGTCATCGAAAGCCAGCTTGAGCGCGGCGATGGCGCCGTCCCTAGTATAGGCTGGCTGGTCCCACTCCTGCAGTAAGGCAAGAGGAGGGCCGTAGCTCTCATCGGTGTAAGCCATCGCCCCCTCATTATCTTCGGGGCTGAATTTGAGCCACTTCTCCAAGCCATCCTGATAATCGCGGATGGCCGAGAGTAGAGGATCGTAGGCCACAATGCCGATGGTGGCAGGCGCGCTAACCGAGAAGGCTATCGCGCCGCGGAGGATGTCGCGGCGCTTCATTATGCCGCCCTCCCCGTCAGATCTTCAATGCGGGCTGCGCCGAAGGACGCTTTCAGGCTAACCGCCTCTTTCACCGCATCCTCATGACTAGCGCCGTCCCACATGCCGATCCGGCCGCCGTCCGTCTCGATCACGCTGACGAAATACCGGAAGGACCCAATCAGGGTCGGCACCGTGCGCCGGCCAAACTCGCCTTCTATGACGGTGGGGCCGGTTACCCGGCCTCCGTCAATTTCGATATGTGACACGTTCTCCATTATGCGGCCTCGCCGCCGATAATGTCGCGCAGCGTCGCGACGATGTTTGAAGCCCAGCGAAGCTGCCGCGCCTGCCCCGTTTTATTGCTGCGCTCGACATCGACCATTACGCCGCCCGCCTTGATGCCCTTTTCGGTCGGCTTCCAAAAGCCATGGCCCTTGCTGTCGCGTCCCCCGATCTGGAAACCGTGCTCCGAAAGGAGGTGATTGACGCGGATTGCGGAAATCGCCCCGAGCTGCTTCCCGATGTCCGTTGCGGTTAGCAGCACATCGTTCTGCGGCGCTTCCATGTGCGGGATGCCCATGGAATCAAGATAGTCGAACCCAGTCGCCTTCCGTGTCGACCGGTTGGCAGCGATCAGCCGCTGATTGCCGGCAAGTCCGGCCAAGCCAGCGATCTGAAGCGCCTGCCGCATGAAGAGGCGGGTCTCGCGAGCGGCGCGGTCGAGGTGAACAACCTTTGCCGTTTCGACGATCTGCTCGACCGCGAAATAGCGCTCGATCATTTCATCGAAAACTTCCCAGGCTTTGTCGTCGCCGAGGGTCTTCGCGATCTTGAGATAGCCCCTTTTCGTGATGAGCGTCGCGCGAGCGGTGCGGCGAGGCAAAACCCCTTCCAACGACATCCGACGGATTTCGTCGGATGTCAGTTCGATGCAGTCGTCTCCATCGACGAAGCGCTCCCGGTTCTCACGGAAAGACCGCCCTGCCGTTCCATCAGGCCGCTTGTGCACCTTATCGATCATGGCGAAGGTCACGACCTGCTGGCCGCGGTATTCAATCTTCCGGATGTCTGTTCCGGCAATTTGCACAGAGTTACGTTTGCTGCTATCTTCCATAGCGCGATCCTTTCTACATGACTGGGTTTAGAAGAGCGGGACGGTTTCTCAGGCCGGTGTCCCGCTCTTTTCGTTTTCGGAGCGCTCCATCTTTTCCTTGAGCGCCAGAACGATCTCCGAATTTTGAGACCGCATATTCGTTGCCGCTTGGATCGCAAGCCAGCGCTTGATTTCCAGCGGAAGAACGACTTTGAACTGCTTGGTTGCTTCGGTCATTTTCTCCTCTATGTACCTAATAGGTTTCTTGTACCTAATAGGTCCGATTGCGTCAAGTACCTTTTTGGTTCACTTAAATGACATGGCGCCAAAACAGACTGACCCACAATTCAAGCTTCGAATGACCCCTGAGATTAAGGAGGCCATCGAAGCCGCTGCTGCGGCTAACAACCGGTCAATGAACGCTGAAATCCTCTCTCGCCTGGATGACAGCTTCAGCACCCACGCCACCGACGAGATCATTGAACTCGACGAACAACTCACCAAAGCAGAGGCCAAGATCGACGTCCTCAAAGAGATGCTGCTGATGGTGACGGTCTCGATGCCCAGCACACCGGCTAACGAGGAAACCTTCTTCGGCATCCGAAACATTATTCAGATGATCGAGAATGATCCTGAAGCAGCCTTGCGCGCCAAGGCGGCCATCAGCGAAAGCCGTTCTCGTCCGCGCGGGCTGGATCCGAAACCCAAGGATTCGAACGCCTCTCCTGCCCAGCCCGAAGAGCCAGACGCCCGCGGCCCCAAACCCAACATCCACGCAAAGGGCGACCGTCGCGTGAAACTCCCTGAAACTGGGGCTGGCGGCCCATCCTCTCAGCTAGGCGCCCCAGCTAGGATGCGTAAGGAAACATTCCACCGCAAGTAGGCGGCGTCTGCGCTTCCGCATCGTTCAGGTTTGTGAGAATTTCGAGGAATGAGCCTGATTCACAACGAGCGAACAAAACTGCTTGCGAATGCGCTGGACCGAGCCTCGACGGCTTGCCTGACGGTAGGTGTATTTGCTCCCATCGCTGCAGCCCTTTATTCGGCGACGAGTTCGATATCGGCCACTCCGGTATTTATCGTGGGCGCCGTTTGTTGGATTTTCACCGCCGTAGTGTTACATATATCGGCGAGACACATTCTCAGGAGGCTGCAATGACTGGACTTGAGCTATTTGCGTTCGTCATTCTCCCGCTCGGTATCGCAGCGGGCGGCGCAGCGTTGGCTTTCTTTTACGGCCGCGGCGGCAAGCGCCACATGCACCCCGGCGAGTAATCGCATAGGATGAACGACCCCGACCGCGATTTCAACAAAGACCTCGACCTGCCTATCATGTCTATGCGAACAATTGCGATTGGCACTGGGGCAGGCTTAACCTTTTGGGCGATCACTACCTATTTGAGCGATCTATCGTACGTTCTGCCGTTTGTGATCGGCGGACTGTTTGCGTCGGCTGTGCATCTCGAAACACAGATCATTTCTCTTCGCAAAGAGATCAAGCGGTTAAGGTCCAACAGGGGCGACATCTAAGTTGAGCGACATCAAAAGAACCCATCCAAAGAATATCGATCTTCACGAATCCGAATGGCACCACTCAGGCAAAACCGAACCTATCCTGGGGTCTGGAGCCAATTGGTTTTTCAAGGTCACGGTGCCGACGATCGCGTTTGGCTTCTTGGCAATGCACGCCGCAAGCTGGTGGATACATACTACCATCAGATTTTTTGGCTTCAATACCGGGCTTGCGATCGGGACGATCAGCGGCCTGGCTGTCGCTTTCTTCTTGGTGAAGCCATCATTCACTCTCTTTTTCTGGTTGCAAGACTCGTTTCTTCGGCTGCTAGGCCGGGGATAAGCCGCGTCGTCCGATGTTCGAGCGCGCCGAGTACTGGCGCGTTACCAGATGCTGCTGCATCGCGCAGCGCACTCGCGCCGCGAAGAGCGGCATTGTCCGCTGCCTTCGATGCGGCGAAGCCGATCCCTCCAGGCACCGCGCTGCCGATCACACCGCCGACGGGGCCGCCAAGGAACGTGCCAACCGCGCCACCGACGCCGACGCCACCGGACAGTGAGACAACACCACGCGGCGCCCATTTTGCGAGCCAGTTTACGGCAGTCGGGGTCATTTCGCCCTTCGCCATTTTCCTCACAAGCGCGACTTCCTCCTGGGTGAAGCCCTTCACTTTGCCAGAGCTGATCTTGCTGTAGAGCTGTGAGGCCTTATCGCGGATCGCGTTCTGCAATCCGGACTGCGAGTACCTGCCGGACTTGACGTCGGCGAGATCGAGCATTTCCTCGACAATCTCGGTCTTCGCCTTTTTCGCCCATAGATCGCGCGCCTCCTTCAGCAGCTTGAAGCCGCCGGCATCGCCGTCCACCTCTGCCCGGCCGGCGCGATCGGCAAATGCGTCCATCGTGCTCTTCATTTGGGTCAGCGTGCGAACGTCTTGCGGATCCGCGTTCTTCATGACAAGGCCGATTGTCTGCCGCAACTCGTCGAATTCGGCTAAGCTTAGCGGCTTGCCGGCCATCGCCTGAATGTCGTCGACGACGCCAGCCGTCTTGGGCCTGAGATCGCGATTGATCCGACCGGCGAGGACGGTCATCTTGTTGACAAGCTTGTCCATGGCCTCCGGCTTGATGACGACCCCAGCCGCATCGGCCTTCTGGTAGAGGGCGCTCGACGCCTCTGCCAATTCATCGACGGATGGCGCTGCGGCCTCGGCAGCCCTACGAGCGGAACGGCCAGCCAAGGCGTCTCCGGCAGCCGAAAGAGCGCCTCCGGTGATCGCGCCAATACCGGCTCCCATCGCAGCGCCGCCAAGCCGTTCACCTGGATCGGACTCCCCTGCACCGGCAACGGCACCAACCGCGGCACCCTCGCCTGCCGCCCGCAAGGCCTTGCCACCCATAGTCGTTGCGCGGCCGGCCGTGGACATCGCTTGTGCTGCCGAACTACCAGCTGCGATCGACCCCGCAATTTCACCCGCGAGCGACAGAACTGGGTTCTGATCGCGTTGCGCCATCTTCTTCAAGTTGGCGTCGGATCTGGCACTCTCGTAATCGCCAGTTAGGCCGCCTGCCGTGTTGACTGCGGCGCTGGCCTCGTCGTCCCAGCCAAGCAGGGCTGCGCGCTGCGCACCGGACGCGAAGGCATCGACGCCCTTGGCGATAGAGCCGAGCGGGTTCATCGATCCTGCGTAGATGCCGGAATTGTAGAAATCGTCGCGATCCTGCTTGGCCGTCTCAAGCGTCGGCCCGCCGCCAATCCCGAGGCTGCCGGCAATCTCCATAACCGTCGCCTCTTGATCCTCCGGGGAGAGGGAAAGGAAACTGTCGTCAACCTCGATGCGTCGACCTTCAATGTCTAGGATCGGCATTATTCCAGCACCTTCCATTTGACCTTGGAACCTGCAGTTCCCGACGTCGGCTTGTCCTCGCCGATGGCGATCTTGTAGGCGTCTAGCGGGTTTTCGAGCGCCTGGATCTGCTGGCGCCCGGCCTCAGGCGTGATGCTACGATCGGCGACGGCATCCGCGATTTCGCCAATCTTTGCGTCGTATTCGGCGATGCCCTTGAGTGTATCGAAGATGAGCTTGTTGCCGCCCGGCTGATTGATGACGCGAGGAAGGGAGTTCCGGTACATCTGGACGTCAGCATCCGACATCGGACCGCTACCTGGCGTGCGCTGCTCAGGAACCATCCTCTCGATCAGCGCAGTTGCCGACTGAAGATAATCCAGGTTTTCGGTGTTGATGCCCATTTTGCCGAGGGACTCCTTGATCGCGGCTTCCGCTCCGGACGGAGATTTCTCCATCAACGCTTCCAGCCGCTCAATCTGGCCCATTCGCCCGCGAGCCTTCACGCCGGCATCGGACATCGCCGAGAAATTTTCAGCGTTTTTCTCGTCCAGCTTTTTGTAGAACGAGTCGCCCTCGCCATTGTTGAGATTGACCGTCGTGCCACCTCCTCCGACTTCGAGGATCTTGCCGGTCTGATCGACCTGATAGGGCTTCTTCGGGTCGAGTCCGCGAGCCTCTTTCTCCGCCGGGGTCAAGTCGCGCACAGTCTCGGTTCGCTGAGAGATGCGATTGCCGGCCTCGTCGGTAATCGGCACAGCCGTAGTTCCCCTGCGCACGTAGTCGCCATCGGTGCCGCGGTAGACATCGCCAGAATTCTGCTCCTGCAGGCTTAGGGTACGCTCTTGAAGCCCCAGAGACTTGTTCCGATAATCAGCGTCGGCCTCTCGGGTCAGTGCGTTCTCACTGGACTGGAATGCGCGGCTTTTTTCATCCTGCTCAGCTTGGAAGTTGCGGGTCTCGGCGGCAAGTTGCCGATCGCGCTCGAATTTCAGTTGGGCCAGGGCCTCTTCGCGCTTCGCCTTCGCCTGCTCGACAACGCCATCGCCATAGCCCTTTGCCATTCCGCCAAGGATCATTCCAAGCCCAACCATATCAAGCCTCCTGCGGCATCAGCCCGCGACCAGCAGGCGTTTGAGATTGATCTTCTGCCGGCGCGCGGCCGCGCTGGTCACGCTCGGCTAAGCCGACCAGCATCTTTTCCAGATCGCCCGACTGATCCATGGCCTGCAGCTTCTGCATGTCCGCCTGCGCGTCTTGCTGTTTGATCTGGCCGGACTCCTGCATCATGACGCGGACGTTATCGAGGGTCCGGAAATACGCCGTTTCGAGGTCGTCTGGGTTCTGGGAGAAATCGTGAACCTCGGCCTCTTTCGAAAGCTCGGCCAAATCCTCAAGGATTTCCGTCCCGGCATGGAAGGCCACGATACCGTCGAGCTCCACACCCGCCTGCTGCGCCGACTGCATGACGCGCGAAATGATCACGGCTGCCGTCTGCGCCAAACCCTCGATCGGATCACCCTCGCCCTCCAGCATCTGGATGACGCGGGGCAGCATCTTCTGATCGTAGGTGATATTCATCGCGTTCGCGACGATCTTGTCGTACTGCTGCTGCTCTTCCGGCGTGGCTTGCTCCTCGCCGAAGTTCGGCTGCTCAGCCTGGCCGGGCTGCTGCGGCGCGCCGCCCTGCGCTTGCGCTCCGTTAATGACTGCGCCTAGACCTGCCATCAGGCTCTCCTATTCAATTGTCAGTTGATTCTCGCCGTGGTCAGGCGTAGCTTTTGACGATCATTTTGGGAGGATGATCATGAAAACTGCACTTCTTCTTGCCGCATCGCTGCTCGCCTCAACTCAAGCCAGCGCCGCTTGCTACGGTACGCGAGCATATCAGAACTGCTATGATGACAGCGGCAACACGTACACGATCAATCGGTACGGCAATACGACCCACATGTACGGCAACAACAGCCGAACCGGTTCGAATTGGAGCCAGGACAGCTATTCGTTCGGCAACTCCGTCAATCACTATGGTCGGGATTCCGACGGGAACAACTGGAGCTCTACCTGCTACAACGGGACCTGCTACTAAGCGCCCACTCGACTCCTGCGTGAATCATGCCATGATGGCCTCGCCATAAGAGGGAGGGGCAAGTGCGTTCTACTGTCGTATTTTCAGCGGACATTACCGTCGCATCCGCGCAAAACTTCGCAACCATTCTATCCAACATGGTTTCCCAGAAGTACACCCATTTGACGATCGGGATCAACAGCACTGGAGGAGGCGTACAGCCAGGAGTGTTTCTCCATAACTTGCTGATCTCGATGCCGATGGAAATCACAACGCACAACATCGGCAATGTGGATTCTATCGCGAACGTCGTTTTTCTTGGCGGATCACATCGTCGAAGCTGCCACTCCTCGACTTTCATGTTTCATGGCGTTGGCTTCGATCTTTCCGGCAACGTAAGAATGGAAGAGAAGAACCTCACCGAGCTGCTCGACAGCGTAAACGCGGACCACGACAGGATTTCCAGAATAATTTCATCTCGAACCGAGTTGGCGGTTGAGGACTGCCGGCAATTGTTTAGTCAACAGAAAACCCGAGGGGCCGAATGGGCACTCGAAAACGGCATGGTACACGAGATCTGCGACTTCTCGATGCCAAGCGACGGCAGTGGGTTTGTCTTTACCGGAGCGTTGGGTTGACTGCACCTTCGCGACGGCCGGCAAAAGCTTCAACGCCGTACGGAAGACCATTGCATGAGACAGGTCTAATCGATGCTCCCAGACAAGCGCCAAGTTCATGGCGCGCGTTTCTGACGCTGCCATAAGGCAGGCCTTCGACGTGTACCAAAACGCCGAGGGCCTTTGCTACGTAATGGATTACGGCTAGACGGACACCCATCTTCATTTCCTCTCAATGTTGTGACATCCTCAGTTCAGGAGGAACGTCTATGCGCTTGATTGCTACTTCTCTGCTTGTGTTGGTTGCTGTCCAGGGCGCGTGGGCCGGATGTGGCAACTATACGGATGGGTCACTCGACGAGCCGGCGCCGATGGTCATCATCTGCTTCGACGGCAAATGCGAAGATGCGAAGATGGAATTCGAATGCGGCAATGCTCATGGCGCCCAGATCGGTTATTCCGGAGGCTGGCGGGTCGAGTATGCCACTAAAGAGCCGGCGCCAGGACAAACGGAGTATTCAGACGATACCGAGTCGATTGTCTCGCGAAACGGCGTGAAGGTCGATGAAACCAAGGTCTCCTGTAAACCGATCACTAAAGATGCGTGCAGGTTCCCCAGCGACCCTTAGGCGAGCGATGTTCGCCCCCATTTCTCTGCCGGCGTCGGGCGGCTGATGTATTTCCCGATAAAAGACTGAACCGGGTCTGACGGCTTTTCAGCGGCGGTCTTGTCGGCCTCCGGCTTGCTGTCCGGCGTTCGCTCATTCCTCGTCCCGCCGCTGTTTGGCTCAGTGCCGCGCGGCGTTCCACCAGCCCCATTGACGACGGAGCCAACGACAGCCTGCCCGATTGTTGGTTTCCCAGCCAGGGTCAGTGCCCCGTTAACAAGACTGGCGCCCAAACCGATGCCTGGCACCATGCCTATACCAACATCAAGGGCACCAGCCGCGACTTTCTCTCCAGTCGTCAAATCTCTTTTTGGGTCAGCATCGACGGTTGCAGCGGCATTTTGGTTTGTGTCGCGCCCTAAATACTTGTTCGCGAACCTGTCAACCGTTCTCGTAGTCGCGCCGGTAGCGCTATCGTCAACACCATAGCCGCGCAGAGACACAGATGGTGCAGTATCATCCGCCCACCCAGAATCATCTTTCGCAGGACGACGACCATTCCACTCGCTGAAAGCGTTTGGCCCTACGACATCGTTGCTGACCAACCCATCAGCGAGGCCTTTCACCGTGGAGAACCCAACAGAGGCCTTGTTGCCGTTGAATCCGTCGTAACTGCTCACGCCCGAGGAATTTGCAAACCCTGCCCACTCTTTACTCAATTTGTTGGCGAATTTGCTCGGATTAATATTTCCGTCTTCGTCGGTCGCCTGGTTCGCGCGATTATCGATCAACCCGGCAGCGATGCGATCTTGAACGGACTTCGTGAACTTCGTCGTATCGGGGTCAATCCCCAGCGACTTCACCGCCATTGCGAGCGTGTCTTTGCGGGTCTGGTATGCCCCGACTGCCGTCGATGGATAGCCAGCCGCGATCATTCCGTCCTGGAGTGCTTGGACTTCCGAAATCGTCATGCCAGTGAGATTTGCGTGCGTGGGGTTCCCTTTCCTGCGGGAATTAACCAATCCATTGTAAGGATCGGTCTTCTGCGCCTCTGCCTGCCGGATTGAAGCAAGCGTGCTTTCCAAAGCATTGTATTTTGCCAGGGATGCGTCTTCTGCCTCGCGAAAGCTCATCGACGCGGCAGCAGTCGTACCGGGTGCCGGCTTGCCGCCGATCGTGCTCAGGCCCGCAGTCTGCAGCGACTTGGCCGCCTGGTTATAGCCGTCCAGCGCCGACGTTCCATCAGACGAAAAACCGGCAACGCTCACACCGGGACCGGCGCCGTTCATTTCCGACGGCGAATCCCCGCGAAATGCAGCGCTGTATTTCGCCGTCGGCGTGTTTTGGGCGAAGCGGCCGTTGTCGAAGGAGACGCCGAGGCCTGGGCCTTGGCCTTTCTCGCTCGGGCTGTCGAGGCCGCCGGCCGCCGTATAGCCGCGCGAAGATTTGCTGAGAGCGCCGCCAAGGCCGGTGCTCGCCGGCCCCATCCGGCCGCTATCGAACGATCCACTCGCTGGTGACGCGCCGAACCGGCCGCTGTCGAAACCTAGTGCGCTGCCGAGGCCGGCTCGCGCAGTTGCGCCTGATCCTTTGGTCGTGCCGACGCCGCCCTTGGCAGAAACGCTCATCGAGCCCTGATTACCAAGGCTGACGCTGCCTACCGCGCCGAGACCGCGTCCGGCGCCAGCTGTGGAAGTGCCTTTTGTCGACGTGCCGGTCGCGGATACGCCCTTTGACGACGTGCCATCGCGGTTGGTCTTGCCAGTCGATCCGGACGCGCTTTTGCCGGCGGAACCGGGCGCTGACGATTTTGAACCAAGGCCGACGCCAGGACCAGGTCCGCGTTCGGAAGGCGAGTCAGCGCCGCCCGCTGCCGAGTATCCGCCGGCCGACTTGCTGGTCGAGGACTTGGAATCCTTGCTCTTGGAACTCGTGCCCTTGGAGCTAGTGCCTGTTGCCATTGCAGTTCTCCGTCAGGTCAGAACGATGCGGCCGACGCCGGGGTCATAGCGGTAGCTCGAGCGCGACGGCGACTGGTGCAGGACACTCGGATCGACCTTGTAAGAATCAGTGACGCGGGTCTGCTGTTCGCGGGCGAAGTCTCGCTGCTTTTCGTACTCGTCCTGCTGCGCGCGCAGTTTTTCGTATTCCATCAGGCCGGTACCGAGGCCTGCAATCAGATTGCCGCCCTTTTCCGAGCCGAGGAAGTTCATCAGCCCATTCCCGGTTGTCTGCTGTGCCGTCGCCGCAGTGGACGCGGTCGGCGTTGTGAGGCCCGTCTGTGTGAGGCCGGTCGGCGTAGAACCGGGAATGGACCCGGTCACAGTAGGATCGACACCCGCGCTGCTGGCGCCGGCCGCGTTCGCCCCGGAGGCGTAACCGGAAATGCCACCAGTCAGCGCGCCGCCAAGGCCGCCCATCAAAGCGCCCTTGCCAAAGCCCTGACCCGTCACCGCGCCGATCGTTCCGCCAATCAGCGCCCCGAAACCCGCCTGCGTCACCGCGCCGCCGATCACGTTGCCTAGCACCCCGCCGCCGGCAAGATTGCCTATGATGCCGGACAGTCCGCCGGACGCCATTGAGCCTGCGCCTGAAGCGGCCCCGGCCGTGAACAGGCTCGACCCCACACCGGCCACCGCCGAGCCGACACGCGCGACCGCGCTGCCGACGGTCGAGAAAACCTTGGTGATACCAGCTGCAACACCGCTCATCGGACGGCCTCCCTGTAAATGACGCCGTAGCGCTTCAAGCCGAGCCGCTTCAGGACAGCGGCCGCCTCTTCCGGATTGTCGCGGATGATCGCTGTCGATCCGCATTTGACTTCAACGACTTCGGGGCAGGACTTCGCCCAATTGATCATCCCCTTCATCAGGGCATATGGGTCGCCAGGCTCGACGATGTTGCTGGCAACCCAGAACAGGTCCGTTGCCATGAGTTTGTCGCCGATGACGCAGACGCGAACCAGCGTCCCTAGTATGAGGCCGGTGACGATGCCGTGGGATTCCGAGACCTGCACCCAGCACGCGCCGCCATGGCTGTAGCCGTGCCGCTGAATGGCCTGCAAAAGCAGCCGCTTTGCCTCTTTGACGTCGATCGCCCCAACATTCTCCCTCGCGTAATGCGAACGCGAGAACGCGTCTTGAAGCAACTCGACGATGGCCGGAATGTCTTCGAACTTGGCGTTTCGGATCATTGGAAGCTCTTGATCTCGGCCTCGATCGTGGCTTTCGGAGTCCCGCCAAGGAGGCGGGCGACCCAATAGTTTAGATCGGCGTTCGTGGCCTCTCTCTTCAGGGCTGACTGATAGACGCTCTGCACGAAGCTACGGGCCTCCGCTTCAGACACGGCAGCCGCCGAGTTCTGCCCCCAATCCAGGCTGACATCGTACATCTGCTCGACAAGGCTCAAAACCTTGTCGCGGTAGGCGTTGGCCGATGCCAGATATGCAGTGCGATCCGCCGCGGACAGGTTGGTGTTGTTCATGATGTTCTGGACCTGCGTATTGTAGAGCTGCTCCATGCCCAGAAGCGTCGAAGCTGCAGAATTGCGATCCGAGCTGTTGAGGTTCCAGCCGGCCAGCTTCTCTTGCAGGGCACGATCGAGTTTCCGCTCTGCGGTCTGGTAGCCGATGTCCTGGGTCTGCAGGTCCGCGGTCGCCTTGATTTGCGCTGCCTGGAGAGCGGCGGCAGACCCGAGTTGCCGCTCCTGCATCCTCATCTGCGCGTCGTAGCCAATATTGGTCAGATTCTCCTGCGCGGCTTGTGATGCATTCTGGGAGGCAAGAGGCACTGCGGCAGTGTAGGCTGAGTCCTGCACGGCACTCGCCGCGATCGACGAGTTGAGCAGCCCGCGCCGGTTGGCTGTGCGGAGACCGGCCGTAGTAGCCTGGCGCATCAACGGGCTTTCCGGGTCCATCAGGCGCATCAGGTTGTTTTGCACGTCATCGTCGCGGCGGGTGTAGTTCCAGCCAGAGGAAGCCTGCACAGCCTGGGGAACCTCAGCTTTTGCCGAAGTATCCTTCATCCCGGTGAAACCGGGGTTGTTTTTCAGGACGCCGTAATCGTTATAAAAGCGATCCGTTTCTTTCGGCGCTGAGTATGTCGGGGCCTTGTAGCCGGACGTGGTCCGCTCTGATGCGCCCGCATCGTAGATCGCTTTTTTGACGTTCGACGCATCGTAGCCGCTGCTCTTCCAATAATCCATCTCGGCCGCACTCGGTGCGCGACCAAGTGCAGATTTATAAGCGGAATAGACGTCTGTATTCCCGACAGCAGTTGCCATAAGGATCTCCTAGATTTTGATAAGGATGGAGAGTTTTCGGCTACTCGTCGTCCGCCAATAGGGCGAGGAGCTTCTTGCGATGATCCTTGCTCATGGCATAGCCGAGTTCATGTATTGTGCGTATGCGAACGCCAAGTGGGCTGAGCTTGTCACGCAGGGCGCTGACGAGGCAGCATATCGCCACGCGCGGAGCTACGGGTGGATATCCGCCGTAGATAATCGTTTCCAATCCCTCGTACGTGGCGGCCTCGCGGTTGAGGACGTTTTCGAGTACCAGCCATTGGCGCCGTGATATTCCGAGTCTCACACGAGCAGCGATTTCGAGAGAGGCACTTGTCATGGTCCAATCTGAATGGAATAAACCGTCCCCGCGACAAGTGCAGATGTTGCAAAATTCGCGATCCAGGTTGTAGGACCATATGTGGACCATCCAGCGCCTTGCGGAGTGTATCCGACGCCGTTCACATATACCTTTCGACCGGAGACAAGTGACAGAAAATCATAACCAGCGGAAGGCGTGCCAAAAACCACCTGAGTTAACAGATATGTGGTTGAGTAAACGAAGTCGATCAACGTGATCCCAGCAACGGGGATGGGTTGCCCAGATATCGACCCACCGGCGGGGTAGTCGCCGCTCGCTCCAGTCGAGTACCCCCTATCACCAGAAATCGTTGCTGCGGTTAAGTTTATGGCAGGATATGGTAATATCGCACCACCGGGATGAAAAAATGGGAACGGAAAAGTCATTGTAGCAACTGCTTCGCTGCGTGGGTGAAGCCATTTACCTTCGTGATGAAGATGAAATAATCATGACCGTTGGTTGTCGTGAGGGTGTCACCGGTGACCTTCGAGAAACCGGAGAACGTGATCGCGCCAGCAGACCCGTTGTTCGTATACTGGATGATGATTGTGTAATCACCAGAAACAGAAGGCGCGGCCAAAGTATGTGCCCCGCCGTTCACGGCACGCTTCATGTTGCCGCCTGCCGGTGTCGGCGTATAGGTGCCTGACGATTTCGTGCCGTCATTCACAGCCGTCGTCGTGAAGCCGGCCGTCAATGCCCCGTCTGTTGCAAGGCGCACGAATACAGAGTTGAGGGCCGCACTGATCCATGCGAGAATTTGCGTACCCGTGACCTTCTTCGATGTGCCGGAATCGTTGACCTCGTACTCCATTCCGGATACGGCGCTCGACGCGGCCGACAGTTGAGAAATCTTGACGTCTGCCATCGGTTACCTCGTAAGTTTCCAAACGCCGCTGTGCTTGGCGTAGATTTTGACGACCTGTTTCCACTGGCCGCTGTTTTTGATGAATGTCGCAGCTCGGTCGTTCCAAACTCCCCCGAAATGCACATCGACGTTGCTGACCGTGATCTCGATGTTCGGCACAACAGAGAGAAAGGTGGATGCGGAGAAGTCCGAACTCGTGACGCGGACATCGCCGTTTTCGGTAATGCGTCGGTCGCCGGCCTGGGTGATACGAGTTACGGCAGTTCCGAATTCCCCCTGCAGCTTGAAGCCACCACGCAAGAGGACAGAAGACGTTATCGGGAAATCGAAGGCCGCGTTGTGGATCAATTTCGCCCCCGCAAAAAAAGCCGATGTCGCGATGAAATTGAAAGACGCCTGCTTGGTGAGCCTCCCGGTCGGCGTAAAAGATGCAGATGAGAGCAGATCAAAACCGATATCTCTCGTAAATCCGGCCAGGAAGAAAACCGCGCCGTCAGATGTCCATTCGAACTCCGCGTTATGGATGACCTTGCCGGCGATGGAGAAGTTTGCGGTCGATGACCAATTGAATGAACCTTCCGACGAACTCTCCGTCGTAAGATTGAACAGGCTCTCCCCCTGCCATGTGAATTCGGCGTTCTTGACCTTGTCTGCCGATAAGGATGTCGATGCCGTAGCGGTCCAGCCAAAAACGCCATAGACCCTTCGAAGGGCCAGGAACATCGTGGCAGCCGGACCGACAAACGAGAATGATGCAGTCGAGAAGCGTTCCGTAATGCGCGGATCGCCGGCTTCGGTAACGCGCCTGTCGCCCGCCTGTGTAAGACGATATCCATCCGGCATCGATCACCACCTGAATGCGGTCAGGCGAGCGTGATGTTGCCGGCACCGATTGCAAAGGACAGCGTATCGCCGTCGTTGACAGTCTTGGGTGCAGCAAGGTTGCCGTAGATTAGCATGGTTCCGCTGGTTGATGCCGTGAAGACGGCTGCAGACGTCACCGTTCCCCAATCACCACCGGAAGCGGTAAAATCGACAACGCCGGTGTTCGAAGTCGTGCCACCGGGGGATGACGCAGCACCGAAAGTGATTGCCTGACGGGCGTAGCCACTGCCGGATACTTCCGTCCCGCCACCGGAGTCGCTTGGTGCCGATGTGAAGAGAGCCAGATACCAAGCCGTAGGCCGCGTAGCGGTCTGGTTATTGAAGAGGAAATTCAGCGCAAGGACTTCCGCTGCATCAGAGAGTGCAGACATCGTTCACCTCGATTTGTTGGGTTGCGTGGTCAGGGAAGGACGCGGAAATGGATGTCGCCGTCTTCGCCGCCGGTGGGCGCTTCCGTCGAAATCGTGATGCGGCCGGGCAGTCGCTCGTCGACGTATTCGACAAGCTTTTCATCGATCAATTCCATGATTTGGGTAGCCGATAGCCCAGCATCGAAACCCTCCGAAATAGCCCGGAAGAGGTTGTTCACCGCCTCGGCGCGCGCCAACGTGGCGCGGGTCAGGGGAGAGTCAAAATTCCATTGTTCGTTTGCCATCAGCGCACCAGCCCGCGATAGGTAAAGTTGAAGGTCAGCGCGCTCAGGGTGTGCGGCTCTTCATAGGTCGCATCCGACAGGATGCCGATCGCCACATTCCGTCCGACCCCGTCGAGGTAAGCTTCCGCGATGCCCTGGATTGGCGCCGACCAATAGAATTCGTTCCAGTTCGCGTTATTCCAGAAGCCGCCGCTACCGCTGATATCGAAGCTCTGTTCTTGTCCTGGCGGCTGATCGGGGTCGCCATAGCCGAACTCCGCCGACATCGCGATTTGCGTGTCCGGCCCGGCATCAACCTCGAGAGTCGCTTTGTGGAACCGTTTCTTCTGCTGCGGGCTGCCGACCGCGTTGAAGGGCAGCAACATGAATGCACTGATCTGCTGGCCGTCGAAGCTTGTCCCTACATCCATCTGATAGACAAAGCCTTGGTCATCACCGACGAATAGCTGCTCGGCATCGCCGACTCCGTCGAACGGGCCGGCGCAGGAACAGGTCACCTGGATCTCAAGCTTGAACGGCAGGATCTCGGGCATCTTGCGGCCCATGTAGATCGTGATGCCGGACTTGTCCGACATGAAGAGCCGGTACTGGTCGGCCGCCCTGCTGCGGATGGAGGCGACAGCGACTGCGCCTGCCTTTTTCTTGGCTTTGAACCAAGGCGTGATCGCCTCGGTGATCGTGCCCATCCGCCAGTTGCCAAACGCCTGGGTCGTGGTCATCCGCCGAACCCCGGCGTCGTCCTGATAGACCGGGTTGCCGATCATCTGCGCCGTCCACTCTACGGCGCCAGCGTCATCGGCCAGTGGAGACAGGACGAAGTCTGTGCTGTCCGAGCCGGTCAGATACGAAACGCGGTTACGACCAAAGATCACCAGCGCCGACGACGCCGACTGCAGCATGTCTGTGACTTTGGAGCCGAACGTGAAGGAGCCAGCGTCATCAATGGCAAGGAACGACAGGGGCTCCCCAAGGCCAGAGAACTGGACTTCGCCGTTGTCGTAGCCAAGGAAGAGGTGGTTCGAGAATTCTGCGATGCGGGTCGGCTTGTCGAGCGCGTCGGTCAGCCCGGTTCGGATCGGCGTCAGATAAGTCCCGTCCCACATGAACGCGGGGCCGACACCGTTGCAGCCGTACATGCGATCAGTTTTGCCCGCGCCATAAAAGTTGTGGTTCACGAAGGCGTAGCGGCCGCCAGCCGGCAAAGTGATCGCAACCTGCGCGCCGGCAAGTGTCGCACTCCCGCTCGGGCTTGTGGCTACGCCGGCCGTAAAGCTGCCGCCAGCAATGTTGCTGACAACCAAGTAGCCGACCGCATCGTCCGTTCCCCAGGTTCCGGACGTCACGACGACGCGCCGGATGATTGCAGTCACGCTGCCCTTTGTGAGTGTCTCACCTTCGAGGAAAGCAGTCGTGCCGGTGTTGAATGCGACGGTGTGCCCGAAACTCTGCGCCTGCCAGCCTGTTGGGGATGACTTGTGCATGATGCACGCGGTGCCGCCAACGTTGTTGCGAAACGCATATACAGCCCCGTTATATGTCCAGACCCCGCGAACTGGGCCAGAACCGGGGACCGCCGCGATGGGCGTGCGCGTAGCCTCGATCGCCGCTCGGAGCCACAGCTTATCGTCCTCGTCGTTATCAGCTCCCTGCTCGATGGCGTCGCCATCAGCTTCCGCCACTTTCACGGCTGAGACTTCAAGGTCTTCACCATCATCGAAGGCGCCAGTCACGGCATAAAGAATGAGGTAGCCTTCAGCGTCGTCGTCCGCGTAACTTCCGCTCGTCACGGTGGCGTCGAACAGCGCCTTTCCCGTAGCCCCGGAGGTGTCACCGGTCACCACGTTTCCAGCAGCGATACCAGTCATGCCACCGGTAAACCGCAAGAGCCAGTAGGAGGCGGAAGAAGGGCGCGGCCGGCCGTCAAAACGCTCGTACCCGCCGATCCGGCTATATCCGCGAACCTCCGGCTCATAGTTGAGCGCTGCAATGCAGCTACCAGGGGGCACGGCAATGGCTGGCGTCACCAGGTTGAGGCCACCGCGGAGAAGTGTGGTTGAAGTCAGTTGCGGCATCAGGCAAGCGGCCCGCCGAGCGTGATGCGAGGCAACTGCTCGCTCTCCAGCTCAGACATCATGCGATTGTATTCGGCATTCCACAGCGGGAGCTGGTTCAGGCTTTCGTCGAACTCCGCCAGCAGCAGAAGCGCCTTCCAGACGATCAGTTCGTGAAACCGGGCGGGCATCTCGGGAACGTCAGCGTTGGCGGCAAGCACCTGCGGTGTCTTCCGGTAAGCACCTCGCAGGGTGTAGGTCGCATCAGGTTTCGGGAAGAAGACCAGGCGGCCGGCGGCATCCATGGTGAAGACCTGAGGCTTGCCGGTCTGATCACGGTTCGGGCCGACCAGATAGGCCTTGTAGAATTCATCCCATGTCTTGCCGTCTAGCAACGATTCATCAGAGACGCCAACCGACGTCTGATAGATCGACAGCGGTTGCGCCGTCACGAACTCGGCCAGACGGTCGAGCGACAGATCGCTGCCGCCATACCGCTGTTGGTTGGCCGTGAGGTTTGCCTGGAACTCGTCCCGCAGCCACAGCCAGCTCGGCCTGCGGTTCTGGATCGCCGTGTAAGCGCTCGCCGTCCACTGCACGAAATGCCGCAATCGGCCGACCTGCTCCACCACTGTAGGGGGCTGACCGACGCCGGAGACAGTTCCGGATTCGAATGCGGCGCGCTGGACGAGCTCGAGGAAGGTCATCAGGCCGCAATCACGCTGAACGGATACTGCGGGACTTCACGCGCGTCGCCGAGGCTGCCGTCGGGGTTGATGTTGTAGACGGTCTTCACGGCGTTCTTCAGCGCCTCGAAATAGGGCCGGCTGATTGGCGACGCGACGCCGCGGTGGACGACCATGGCGACGCCGTTGACGCCAAGAAAGACTGGATCGCTGCCGCCAGGTTCATCCTGTTGAGCGATGATGACCGTGACCGTCTCACGGTGCTCCGTCTGCAGCCCCACTGGTGTGGCAGCCACGGGGATTTCATCGTCAACATCGATCGTGTCGTCCGCAAAGCCAGCCGCCCGCATCTTGGCGATGATGGCTGGAGAGCCCATGCGATAGTTGACCTCAAGGCCGAGGTTTATGGTGGCAAAACTGGCAAGCTGCGCCGGCGTCGCGGTCGCGATCGTAATGGTTTTCATCGGGGGTCCTGTGAGGAAATGGCCGCTCCGGGATTGGAGCGGCCGATGGCGTTAGGTCGAGATCGCAACCGAACCGGTGTTCAGCACGACCTGGCCGTTACCCGCTGCGTCGAAGAAGACGATCAGGCTTTCGCCCGGGGCATTGAGCGTGATCGTCTTGTTCGTCCCATCCCACGTCCCTCGCGTCAGCGTGACGGTGTGCGCCGCCGTGCCGCTGGCTGAAGAGTCAAGGACAGCGAAAAAGCCAGCATGTTTCGATGCATCGGCAATCGTCGCAGCAATGACGACGCTGGCATGGTTCAGGTTCAGGGACTGGACACCCGGCGTCACCGCGCCGGATGCTGTAAGGGTCTGCGCGGTCCCCTCAAGCTCTCGATTGACGAGCGCCGTAAGAACGCTCGCGAGATCCTTGAGAGAACCGTTCGCAGCCTGCTGGATCGCAACAAGTGCGTCTGCTTTAGAGAGAGCCATATCCGGTCCCTCCCCTTACTGGTCAGCCCGGTACGCAACGTAGCGCAGCAGCTTGGCGGATTCGCTCACCGTGGAGCCGATCGTAAAGCCCCGAGCATCCGTGGCCTCGACGCCCTCAAAGCGAGAGAGCGCCGCGTTGCCCGTGGCGGACGCCGCGGCAACAGCGAATGCGACGTTGTGCACGACGTTGGCCGTGACAGTCGCATCGTTCGTGCCGGCGCCAACCTTGACGTTTTCCGAACCGAACGTGCCGGTCAGGCTACGAACGCTGAAGAAGCCTGCGGCATCGCCACCTGCCCACGTACCAGACGACAGCAACACCTCAGTGACCGTAGCCGTTGCGCCGGACGTTGCGCCGACGATGACATCACCAGCCCTGATTTCAGTCGTGCCGCCCGAGGAGAACGGGACGACCCATCCGAGGAATGCCGAGGTGACAAGGTCGCCGTCGGTTACGTTAAAGACTTCAACGAAGTCCGGGATCCAGCCCAGCTTGACGTTGAGAGCCGCACCTGTGCCGACAACCATGCCGACTTTGATCTGACCCTTCATTGGATCAATCCTTTCATGATGAATTGTAGGGATGGCGGGCTATTCACCCGCCACTGGATTGACCGGATCAGAGCGCGGTGGTTGCCACTTCGAGGCGAGCCATCCAGGCCTGGTTCAGGATCAGGGCGGCGTGCCAGGTCTTCCAACCGACGTAGCCGCGCTGACCGAGCGGGTCGTCCTTGGTCTTCTGGCCGACCGGAATGATCGACGGCGAGACCGCGCCCTGACCGCGAAGAGCCACCGTGCCCCAAGCGTCCTGACCGAAGAACAGGATCGGGTAGACGTCGGCGTTCGTGCCAGCCGTCGATACCATCGAACCCTTGGCCGCGCCGGCATTGGCAAACGGCGCCAGATCCGGCGACAGGATGTAGCGAACATCCTCGACGGAGCCGATCTCGTGCTCGGAAATCGGCGAGCGCTGGCCGTAGCTGGCGACAGGCACGAAGCCAGGAAGGTTTCGGATATCCGACTCCAGATCGGTATGGCCGACGGCGACGTAGGCTGCCTCAACCGCCTTGGTGCCGTAGTTCGTCGACGGCGCCAGAATGCGCGTGATCTTCTGCGACTTCTGCGCTTTCAGGGCGCGGACGACGGCGCGCTGCTTGGACAGCGAGATCGGCGTGTTGACGTCGGTGCGAACGGAGCCGTTTGCATAGGCGACGTTCGTGCCGGCCTTCACGATGCCGTAGTTCAGCGCCTCCATGGTGCGACCGATGTTCTCGCCGGACTGGAGAGATGCATCCTGCAGCACCGGGTCTTCGGCGAGGTCTTCGATGACGTCCGTGATTTCCACGACCTGGCCGTACTGCTTGAGCGACGTGGAGACGTCTTCATAGCCGAACTGCGTTGCTGTCGGAGTGACGCCCTCGACGAGCGGCGTGGTTGCCGCGGTGAAGACGCGAGGCCGACGGAACTTGATCGTGTCCGTCTTGTTCTTCGGCATCTGCTTCGTCACGGCGAGCTTTTCCAGCACCATGACGGGCTGGGCATGCTTGAGCATTTCGCGCTCAGCGTAGACGTTTGTACGCGGGGAAATGCCCCCGTCGGAGTAGCGAGTAGTGGTCATGAACTCACCCTTTCAAGGTGAAATTCGCTCGGCTTATCGGCGTGCGCGGGCCTGATCCTGGGCCTCGAAAGCATCCCAGATCGCTTGCGGGTCGCCATCTTCGGGAATCCCGGAGACGACCGGCGCGCGGCTGGATCGCGTTGGAGAGCTGGAGCCAGAAAGCTGGCGCTGTCGCTTGTCGCTGAGCGGCTGTTGAGGAGCTGCCGGCGCGGCCGGCGGGTTGATGAAGGTCTTGAAGGCGGAGATCAATTCGCCGACCTGTTGAGCGTCCGTGATGTTCTCGATGTTCTGAACAAAGGCATGCCGCATCCTGAGCGGCTGATCCTCGATCCAGTGCCTGAAAACATCGGCGTTCTTGTCCAGCAGATCTTCCCATCCGGGATGCTGCTCGGTCAGGAGGCGGGATTGCTCGTCGACGATGCTGTTCAGTTCGCGCTGGGCGGCCTCGATGCGGCCCTGCTCAACCCTGTCAAACGCGTCAACGCGGCCGGCGACAATGTCGATAGCCTGCGAAACCGGCCCGGCAACTTCCGGATATTCTTCCTTGATCTTCTCGATCGCCTTACGATGATCCTTATCGCCGGCCGCAGCGGGCGTCTGGATCGTGTTCTGCAATTCTCGAATGCGGCGCTGAAGGGCGGCTTGGCGGCCCTCGTCCGATCGCAGTTTCTGCTCGACCTTGTTCTTCTCGGCCTGCAGGGCTTCATAAGCCTGCCGGGCCTTCTCGGGATCTGACCATATCTGCGGGTCGATCGCAGCAGGCTGCGCCTGATCGGCCGTCTTCTCGACCTCGGTGGCTACTACGGCAGCCGGTTCACCTGGCGTTCCCTCGCGGCCCTCTTCGAGCGGCGGCTGGTCGTCCGGCTTGTCTGCGGCTTCAAGCTCATCCCAGATCGCGGCCTCGTCGGCGGCGACGTCCTGATTTTGAGCAGCAGTGTCCTTTTCGTCGGGGATAGACGTTTCCGTGGTCATGGCTTCCTCAGTGAATTGAGCGGCCGCAGCGGCTCAGGTGATTGGCGGCCTTATCGGCGGCCCGGTAGTCTCGTCGCGCCCATTGATCAGATGAACGGGACTGTCTCTTTGATCGCAAGCTTCGGATCGGCAAGCGCGAGGACGTCTCGCAGCGCCTTGATCCGGCCGCGTTCGAATTCAGTGGCATCAGGAGCGGTGCCGCGCACTTCAAGCTCGCGCTGTGCCCTAGCAATCATCTCTTCGGCAGCCTTCTTCATGGCAAGCCACGTGGCGCTGTTCGTGTCGATCATCAGAGCAGTCCGCCGCCACTCGGGCCGATGCGCTCGGTGATTGCAACTTCAGTCGCGGCCAGGCGCTCCTTGGAATTGATCTGCGCGTGGGCGATGTCGAGCTTGGCGCGCAACTGATCGACGTTCATGTTCATTTTCTCGGCGAGGACCATCATCTGCGTGTCGCGATTGATGAGTGCGACTTGGCGAGCATTGTCCGCCTTCTGGTTCTCGATCTCGATCCGGCTTTCGATTTCGGCGCGCTTCAGTTCGAGCTCAAGCTTGGCGAGCTCCGGGTCCGGTCCGGGCGGCGCGGACTGCTGGGCTGCTGCCTGCGCTGCCGCAGCGGCCGCTGCCATCTTGGCATCGATCTCGTCATCGCTCAGCAGCACTTCGTCCGCCGGCACCATGTTGGCCTGGAATAGCTTCTTGAGCATGTCCCGGTTCTTGAGCATCGGGCCGTAGACGGGATGGCCGCCGATCTGGAATGCCAGCACCATGAGGTTTTGAGCCTGCATCTCGCGGACCAGCAGCACCGACGAGCCGCGGGCGTCGATCGAGTAATCGCCCTTGATCTCTTCCTTCGGGTTAAACTGCATGTTCCAATCGTAGAAGCGACGGATATTCGGCGTCGTTACGTCGTCGTCGAAGTTCTTGACGATGCGGCGGAACACGACGTTGGCCGAATTCATCAGGATCGCCATGCCCTGAGCGGTCTTTGTGACGCCCGAGCCTTGCTCGCCCTGGGCGATCGCGGGCATCTGCGCGGTGTCGTCCATAAACTGGCGGGCCATGGTGATGATACCGGCCAACTGTGCTTGATTGGACGGAATGTCGAAGGTCTCGAAAGCGCGCTTGTCCCGCGGGATGCCTTCCTTGGCGATCCAGATCTTGTGCGGCGTCAGCTCGAAATTGCCGTCTGCCGGCTCAACCTGGCTCTGAGACACGACAATCTGCGGGCCGGATGAAAAGGCGCCGTTGTCCATCATCGCGCGCCAGCCGGCATTCACTGCCTTCTGAGGGTCGCGGATCATGTACGGCACGCCGTAGCCGAAGATTGATGCCTCGTCCTTGGCAATGTTGAAGACCGAATACATCGGCTCACCACTGTCATAGGGATAGATCGAGAACTTCAGGATTTCGCCCTGGCAGAACCAGACGACGGCGTTCACTTCCGTCAGCGGGTCGATGTCCTGCATGTCCCTGAACGTGTCAGCATCGTCCATTGCCAAGGCAAGTGAGGCCATCTCACTGGCTTCGAGGCAGCCGGTATACTCCCAGACATGGTAGAGATCGTTGGCAGCCTGGTCATTGGCGCCGGTGATGTTGCGCAGATCGGCGATGTATGCAGGCGCAGTCGTCTGCGGCTTTAGTTTCAGCAGGCGGCGGATGGCGTCTTTGTCGAAGCCTTCCAACTGGGCCAGGCCGCGCAACCGCTTCTGGTTCATCAGGTGGCGCTCGAAATTGCCCTCACCTTCCTCGATGCAGCGTGCGTCAGGGTCCGGAAAGAACGACCAGAGGTCGACATAGCGCATCGACGGCTGGCTCTCGCCACTGACGATCTGAAGGCCGAATTCGGCTCGCTCGTTTCCGTTGGCATCGATCTTCTTGCTGAGCTTCCAGCCTTTGCGCACCTTGTCGCCGGTGACCGGTCCCTTGCAAACGCCGGTGCCGAGCTTCGAAGCAATCTCGATGACATCACGCATGACGGCCTGATAAAGACTCTCCGTCAGCTGATCCTCGATCTCTTTCGCCATCAGGTCGGAGCGCTTGCGCGCTTCCTCAAGATCGCCGTTCAGGGCGGATTCCGCACGATCAGCCTGGTCAGCTAGATCCTGAAGCATCTTCATCTGCTGCTGCTGAGCAGGGTCGACGCCATTCTGGGCGCCTTGCTCGATGGCAGCAGCTTCCTGCTGGTCCTTCAGCTGCTGCTTGATTTCACGTGCAGCCTTGGCAGCCTTGGAAGCAGCCTCAGTCAGTTCCGGCACCGGTGTGGGCTTGATGCCCCAGTTACTGTCATCCGTCGGGAACAGCAGATCCATCAGTTTGGCCGACATCGCGTCGGTCTTAGGCTTGGTCAGGTTGATGAATAGCTTGGACTTCTTCGTCTTGTTGAGCGCCTGCTCGGTCATGTTGTCGTACCGACCATGGTACTGCAGCAGGTCGTCGATCCACCGCTTTTCGATATGAGTCCGCCTGCCGACGCGCTTGTTCGCTTCCGACTCGAGCCGGGCGGCGATGGCCTGCAGCGCACTCGCGAGCTTGTCACGACGGACGTCATCAGGGATGCCCTGGTTGTCGTCAGCCTGCATCATCTGGTCCATCAGTATCCTGCTGTGCTGTCGCCGCCGAATGCGGACGGGCCAAAGGTGGCTTTCGGCTTTTGGACGGATGCAACGTCGCGACCCGACTTCACCAGGTAGCGCATGCAGTCCATGAGGTGGTCATGCTTCTTGACAATCTTGCCGTGCTCGTCGCGGCGGTACATCGCGTATTCGGTTTTCAGGTTCTGCAGGACCGAGAAGATCTTGAGCCGTCCGGTCGTCAGCAGCTGCCATGTGTCGTAGAGGCCGCTCTCGACAGAGTTATCCGCCGGCTTGAGCGACAACCCCAGTCCCTTGTAGGTCGCCAGCAGCTGCTCACCGTCTGCTTGCTGCCTGCCCCGCGACGCTGGATCGATGACGCCCCTGATCCAGTTGCCGCGCGCCTTGATCGCCTCGGCGTGGATTGCCGGGACCTCCTGCCCACGATAATGCTCGGCATAGAGGTAGAGAGACCAATCCGACGGATCCCATGCGCCCCAAAGCGCTGCTGTCCGGTTCCAACCGACGTCGAGCGCGTACGCCCGCGGCCAGTATTCAGGGATAGCGAACGGCTTCACCTCAACATCGGACAGGGCGACTGGGTAGATCGCGCCGGCGCCGAGCGACGGGATGCCCTTTGATCGCGCTTCCCGAAGGTGCGGCGGTGTTGCCTCGAGCAGTTCAGCCTTTGTCTTTTCGTCGAGGTGCGGGACGTCATCCCAGCCCGCCCGGACGAGGTAGCGAGAACCTGTGATTGCCGGCATCAGACCGCGGCGATTGCCGCCACCTTGAGACCGGTCGTGCGCAACGTGAACCGGTGCGGGATGTCCTTCGCCAGGAACATGTCGTTCACCGTGGCCGTCGGCGTCGGCGCGAAGGAAACGTGCGCGTCGGTATCGACAACAATCTGGATCGTGTCACAGGCAGCCGACAGCGCGTTTGCCGTGGCTGCGCTTGTGGAGAACGTCACGACCTGAGTGCCGATCGGCGGGACGGCCGGGCTGCCATCGCGCTCACGCGGCCCATTGGCGACGAATTCTGTTACCCACATGGTTGGCATTTCTAACCTCAGTCGTTGTGCGGCTGGAACTGCAGGACCGTGTCCGACAGCCCTTCCAGCGGCGTAAAGGTGAGCATTATGATGCCGTCCGTCGTTGCGGTTCGGATCAGGCATTCACCGTAGACATCGAGCGGAGGCTCTTCATCGAGCCAGATTCCGTGCTGAGCCGTTCCTTCAAACGATCCGCGGCCCTGTTGGTACGACTTCAATCCCAGGACAGACCACTTGCCCGAGACATGCTTCACCTTGATCGTGTCGACCAGATCCGCGACGCCTTGCTTCCAGGTTATGCCGCCGATCAGATCGCCCGGCACCATGCCCGTTCCCGAGACGGTCTTTCGCGGTCCTGCGAACGCGATGTCGCCCAGCAAGGTCGTCTGCACGATATCGCGGGTAGTCTCGTTCGTCTTTCCGGCAGCCCACCATCGCACTGGGCCGTCAAAGCGCCGTCCCTCCCACCAATCGGGGTAAAGCCCGGTCAGGTGGCAAGCCGTCTCGTATCCGCCGCCACCGTATGTCTTGCCGACGCGGTTGGCCGCCATCAGGCAGCGCTCACGGTACTCGGCGCCGACACGGAAGAACTCCAGATGCTTGCCGTACTTGTGACGAGCGTGGACAATAGAGCCGTCAGGCTGGATCGTATCCTCGTCGGGAAACATCCGGTAGAAACGCCGCTGATTTTGCCTGCGCGCCTTCTCAGCCATGAGGCTGACGATGCGTTCCTTCTCTTCGCGACTGTATCCGGAAAGATCCATCTCACTTCCCAGGCTTGGTCAGCATCCCCATCAATTCCTTGTCGAGCTCTTCATCGCTCAACTCCGCGAGATTGTGCGTGACCTCGAGCTTTTCGCGCCACTCGTCAGGCTGGCGGTTTTTGAGCCAGTTGAACGCGGCGCCGGGATCCGGCGGCACATGCTCGACTGTCGAAGCGCGGACAATCGCGCCCTGAAAATTGAACACCTTCTCGCTCTCGAAACTGTATCCGACGGCGCGGTTAAACAGCGATCGTTTGACCCGCTCGTCGCACGAATCCTTGCCGACCACGACCGCCTGACAAAAATCTTCGTGTTCAATGCGCCAGCGATAGATCGTCCGTGTGTCGACACCGAAGAAATCGGCCAGCTCGAAGTCGGTTGCGCCGAGAGCGCAAAGCTTCTTCGCCTGGCCTGCAAATTCCTTCTTGTAGGAGGAAGGGCGGCCTCGTCCCTGCTTTGCCTGGGGCTCTTCTGCTGGCGTAGCCTTAGGCTTGTTCGGTCTTGGCATTGTCGATCCTGAAGTGGTTTATCCCGCCTGCCCTCTTAACCAGCTGAAATGCCCCATGGGCCGCACGGACTGGCTGCCAGCGATCTGGCGTGAGAGAAAGCCTTTTCATCCTGTCGCGGGTTGGGCAGGGTCAGGAGTCCCGTGCGGTGGAAATGTGGGTGACGAGGACCATGTCTTATCCTCACCGGATACGGGGATGGGTTAGGCGGCGGGCACCCCCGTCCGCAGGCTCATACGTCTCCCTGAATATTTCGTCTTTGATTGGGTAAAGCTCACCCTTGACGCCACGAATGATCCAATCGTTCAGGCTCGCCCGCATCTCTCCCTCAAGGGTCTTAATGGTGAAATACGGGTCGGGGCCACCTTGGTACCAGACCCTGCCGTCGTTTAAGGCTTGTGCGAACCACGGGGGGCGCGGGTCAGAGGGGATCCGGAACTGATAAGCTTCAATCACAATCGGCTTCTTCCGGAAATGCGCCATCACTCTCTCCAGATGGAATGAAAAACAATTCCAAATGTGCCGATACTGAACCGCGATTTCCGGCACATTTGGGATGATTTTTCTACGTTTGAGAGGGAAAGAGCCCGGTGACGATCCGGGCTCGAAGAGAAATTCGATGGTTACGCGCTGATGCCGGGGTCGATATGCAGGTAGGCGGCGACGGCGATAGAGGTGTCTGCAAAGGCTTCAGCGCTGGCGATCAGCGTACTTCGCCCGCCGGACGGGGCGGCGATGCTCGGCACTTCGGCCGGGATGGCGCAGACATCATGGATGACGACACTCAAGGCCGGGGCCGGGTAGTCCTTGCCTGCAAGAGGCTGAACAAGCACCTGGGCGTCTACCGGAGCGGCGGTAGCCGGCATCGATGTGCACATGACCGCCGCCATCATGGCGAGGCCAGCGCAGAGAATACTTCGCATGAAGCGCATGCTCTTTCCTTTCTGCTGAGTTGGGAATGAAAACGCCCCGCCGCCGGGATCGGAGACGGGGCAAACTGGTTGGCCGCTACGTGCTGCTTCGCTCGGCGCCCTCACGAAAGGTTCTTCGGCCGAGTACCCATTACCAAATTCGGTTCTGACCAGATTGCAATGCGGCGAGTCTGGCTTGTGTCAACGGTTTACCGCCATCCGCATGTCTACGATTGCCACACCAACGATGCGGCCATGCGCGATTAGGTTTACGCCGCCTCGCACTTCAATTGCTCCATGCGGCGAACATCGGAGAACTTCGCCCGCTGGTGAAGGCAAGAGCCCTGCCGCTTCCACGGCTTGCACATCAGGCAGCCGGAGCGGGTGCTTTTCGGGCGCTTGCGCTTGTGGTGGGCCATAAGGTCTCCAGTTGCAAAATGGTCATGACGGGCCGAGCTTGATATCGGCTACGCCGTCGTACGCCGCAATTGGCGTCAATCCTGCGCCGCGTATGCGGTACTTTGATTGCGTGTCCTTCCACGCCGCCGTCATGATTTCGAAAGTCGGAGGCCAGCATGATACAGCCTCCAGGCCAACCCGTATCGGATACCGTGCTGGGGCGGGGCAAAGTCCATACCTGTGAAGTGGATGTCCGTTCGCCACAGCTTCAATGCGGCGACGATCATCAGTGCTGCTATGCCTTCGCGCATCGTGTCCGCCGTCATGATTGGGTACCGGGAAGGCGGCTACTCGCTGCGGTGTCGTGGTGGCACCATCCGGGTTTTCGCTCTTATCCGACTGCCTTCCCGATCTGGTCTCCGGGGGATCCGAAGATCCGCGCACAAACGTGCTCCCGAACGGTTTCGTTGAGGCATGGCCTCAGAATCAAAAAGGGTGACCCGCTGCTTGTGCGCAAATCACCCAAAGTAAAGATTGACGTCAGAAATTACCCATTTTCGTAAAAAAGTCAAACACGAAAGGCGACTATCAACGCATTACACAGGATACGAATGTCGCCGACCATGTGGTCGAGCCGATGACCTTGGATCACGCAAAGATCGAGCGCCGCCCAGAGGTTCGCCCGGCTTTCGTTTTGCGCCCTCTGGATGACCTTGCGGCACTCGTCGAAGCGATCAACGGTGTTCTGGCACCAGTCCACATAAGTGTCGCTGATATCGGGCGAAGGCGTGCCGACTCCTTCTTCGCTCCGTTCGGCGTTTGGGGCCTTGATCGCCAGCAGATACGACCGACGCAATGCGAGATACTTTTGCGCTGCCTCGTATTGATCGTCGCTGATGCCGTCGACCTTGCCGATGAGGTTGAGATATCCGATGAACGTTGCCGCCTTCTGGTCGCGGGCCAGCTCGACCGGCAGCCTAAGCCGTTTGGCTCGGCGCTCCAATGTGTCGCAGTCCGTGTCCAGAGGCGATCGTGAGATGCGCCCGTTAGGCTCTCGCGCCACGTGCTCGACCTTCGGCCGTCCGCGGGATTCGCGCTTCTGTTTCAGTTTTGCCGCCTTGCTCGCCATTGTCTCGCCTCGTCTGTTGCCGCCAGTCAATTCGCTTTTGTCATGTCGGCGCGAACGCCAAGATGCTCTTCGCTCTTCTCGAAGTAGATATGCTGGAGCCGTTCGTTCGGCTTGAACTCAGGGATAAGATCGGCGCGGCATCCAAGCGCCTCGAATTCCGCGAAGGGGAACGGAACCCAACTGACCGGGTCTTTGCCTTCGTGCCACTCAGGATATCCGAAAGCATAAGCTTTGCCGCACTCCTCGCAGTTGTTCATACCGAACGTGACAGTCTTCGCCAGACCTCCGCACCATGGGCAACACGCCCCATTCGAAAAGCACGAGACCTGATTGGGGATGCGCCGCAGAGCTTTCATGAATTCATCGTCTTCTTGTTTTCCCATTCCCGCCGTCTCGCCTCGTTGCCTGAATTTAGAATGGGTGATCGCCGCTATGATTATGCAATCCACCCAGATCGTATTGCCTTTGCCACCAGAGACGGCGCGTTGACCGTGTTCGATCGGAGCCGCGCGTTTTGCAGCAGGCGCCGCACGCCATGTTTCGTGATGCCCATGATCTCAGCCGACTCCACGTCGGTTTTGCCCGCAGAGAGCCATTGGACCGCCTCGATTTCGCGAGGGGTCAACGGGCACGGCGACTTGGATACGTCCAGCATCACGCGGCCTCCTGACCATGTCGAACACGATTGAGAACGTCGTTCCAATCCTCGCCCTCAGATTTCGGGATCTGAACGCTGACGCTCAAACCTTCGCGCATCAGTCGTTGCCCCAACCCGAACGCGGCGCGCTGTCCTGTAAAGTTGGCGTCGTTGTCACCGAAAACGCTTATCGTCTTCGCGCTAGATGGAGGCTCCCACTTCTCCAAAGCGCCCGCGGTCAAGGCCGCCCATACCGGCATGTCGAACAGCGCCGAGGCCGCGAACGCTGTCTCGATCCCTTCTGCAATACCCATGGCCTCCGCCGCATCGAACAGCCTTACCGCTGCGCCCGCGGGAAACGTGCCAGGCATAAGCATACGCACCTTCTCGACTAAGGCCTTGCGACCATCTGGGGTGAGATAGGTCTTGTGGATGAGCGCCGGGTTGCCGTTGGCGTCGTGGATCATCGCAATCATCGCCGGATGGAAGGACGCAGACTTTGCTTCCTCGTCCCAGTAGCGGCACCTTTCGCAGTACCGGATGGATTTGGTGATATCCACCTTGCCTACCCGCGACGTGAGCCAACGCGCCACAGGGTCACTATCAACGACCGGCTTGCTGGATCGCCACAGCACGTTCAATGCCTTTTTTGTATCACGATCAACGGCCGGCTTGCCGGTTAGGACCGGCGCCGAGCCGACATGCTCCCGCACAAGACGGGCAGCCTCTGCGAAATCGCACCCCTTCAGACGCTGCACAAAATCAAACCCATCCCCGCTACCGCATTGATTGCAAAACCAACGCCCGTCCCCTTCCTTGTCAGCAAAGCGGAAGCGGTCTTTCCCTTCCCCGCAAAAAGGGCAAGGCCCGTGCCGGCCGGTTAGGAAGCTGGATGCCACGCCAAGAGCCGGAAGGATGCCATGCCAGCGCCCACGCGCCGCGTCAGTGATCCGGTCACGCTGCATGCTTCGCCTCCTGCTGTTCTGCTTTCTGCTTCTTTTTCGCCCACGCGATCTGGCGGCTTCGCAGCCAGGACAATGTTTTCCCTGTCGGTTCCTCCGGCTGGACGTCATCCATGCCGCGAGGCCAGACGTCGAACCGCCCCTTGTAGTTGGCCAGAACCCAGCTTTGATTTTTGCCCCGCTCTTCCGCTACCCAAAGAAGCTGGGCATAGAACGAACGTTTTTCGGAAATGGTCGGGGCTTCCTTTTTGCCACGCACTTGAGCTAGTTCGCCTTCGATCTCCATCACGTCCGGCTGCTTCTCCGGGGCAAACCCGCAGTGAGGGCACTTATGGACCTTCGGAGGCTTAAGCATCGAGCACGACGAGCACTCTTTGGGCAAAGGCACCGATTTTGCTTTTCGCTCCCCGCCGCCTTCCTTCATCCGCCCCTTGTCGAGGCTGTCATGATAGATGTCGGTGACGAAGCCGAGCCGAAGTGTCGTGTCACTGTGGTCAAGAATTATTGCGTCCGGCTTTCCAGGCGCGGTTCTGAGCGCTCGACCCACGATCTGAGTGAACAGCATCTCGCTCTTTGTCGGACGGGCTAGGATAAGGCACCTGACATCCCAGTCCACGCCGGTCGTCAAGACGCCGACATTGCAGACCACTTTGATAGCGCCTGCCTCAAATGCCTTTCTGACTTCTTCACGCTCGAACTTGTCGGTGAAGGCATCGACGTATCCAGTGCAGACGCCAGCTTTCTCAAATTGACGCTGGAGGTCCTTTGCGTGCGATCGGTTGACTGCGAAGCACAGCGTTTGCCGTCCTTCGCCCAGTTTCAGCCAAGTCGAAACGATATCCGCCATTAAGGCGCCATCGCTCATGGCCTGGGCCAGATCCTCTTCATGATAGTCGCCAGCTACCGTCCTAACCGCCGAAAGATCCGGATGGCTTGGGGCAAAAACCCTGAATGGCGATAAATATCCAGCCTCGATGAGCTCCTGCGTCGTCGCGGCAACAATCAGTTCGTCGTAGTGCTTGCCGAGCCCCCTCGTCCACGGCGTTGCCGAAAGACCGATGAACAGAATACCGGGCTTGTTATGCATCCACCTGAACACGATCTTGAACGCTTGGTGCGCTTCGTCGACGATCACGACATCCGTGTCAGGCAGAGGCCGCCGAGCGAGTGTCTGGACGCTGGCGACTTGAACCGGTTGCGTTGCGTCGGTCATCGGGTGATCGGCCTGGATCACGCCGACATCGTAAATCCCTTCGGCAGCAAAGGCCTCCACGGTCTGGTCGATCAGAGCAATGGCCGGAACGACGAAGCAAACGCGGTTTCCTTTGGCTCGCGCTCCAGCAACGATATGCGCGGCTGTAAGAGTTTTCCCTGCCCCTGTCGGTAGGCAGACCAAAGGACGACGCTTGCCGGAACGGATACTGGCCTTCAGGTGGTCGATTGCCTTGATCTGGTGTGCCCTCAATTCTCGCATAGCCATCCCTCCTTTGCAGAAAGGTACGGATTGACGACGAGGGCAGAGGCTTTCCTCAAGATTGAAGAAGCATTCCAGCCTGAAGGCAAAGAAACTGGCGATACGGCTAATATACCGTCTGCCAAATTGGCAGGGCGTAACTGTGTAACATTTTGAGAGCAACACGTTGATTTTTCTGCGAAATAATGCCCCGCGTCACCCGATGATGGCGCCATGTCACAAGCATCGACAACTGGCACGCCGTTGTCATCGTAGACAGGCTCGTCACGGTCGTCGGGCACGATTTCAGCGAGGTCGCCTGCGACAACCTGGACGCCAGAAACATGACGAAAGACCCGGGCCATATCCACGATGTACCGGGTTGCCCCGCATCCGCCCTTTTCCAAGGCCGTAGCGATGATGAAGCCAAGTTCGCGGAATTCTTTTAATATCCGTCGGATTGTCCGCTCCGAAAGCTTGCATGCCTTCGCTAGATATCCAGCGCCGGGTCGGATCTCCTTCGCCGCGAAGCGATGATGAAACCAAAGATTCCCAAGCTTTTTCAGGACAGCGATCCGCGAGTGATCCAGACCGGACTTGTCGACGGCGCGGCGGAACGATTGGCGCTCCGCGTGGGCTGATGTTGATCTAAAGTCGCTCACCGCGCTTGCCCTCCGAAACGATAACCTCTATTTTCATCGCGCATGACGTTCCTTTCGTCCTGTTGCGGCAGTGGTGCGCTCGTCGTCGGCAAACTTTGATCGCGCTGCTGCCCGTGCTTTTGTGTTCTGAGTGAAATCGATCGCTCCAGCTTCCGGCATATCTGGTCGAAAACCTCGGCATATTCCCGTTGATCGCGGATGTTGTCGTCTGGCCGCTTGTTCGGACCTCGGGCGAACCGGCCAAGCCAATCGGTCTTGCCGATTTCCGCCTTGCGCATAACGCGCAACAATTCCTCGTCGTCCCTATCCTGATAGATCATCGGCTGCGGCCCTCCGCGAGACGAGACACGACCCGGGCTACAGCATCGCCGAGCGGGATTGGTTCTTGATGAGCCCGGCGCATGACGACGCCCCAGTCTTCTAGAAGTCTAATAGGCTCCTCACGGCCATGCGTGACCGCAAAGCGGATGCCGTGCAGTTCGCAAAGATCCCTGAATTCTCTCTGAGGGGCAGTGAGCTTGCCTGCTTCCGTCTTCAACTCGACATATCCGTGAACGCCGGGGTCGATGACGATAAGATCTGGGAGACCCTTGGTTAATCCGTGCTGGCCCATCGCACCCATATTAGGAATGGTCGCGACAAGAGTTCCAGGCCGCCCGCAATGGCGCCAGTGCGCAACGACAGCCTTATGGATCTGCGATTCTTTAAGAGGCGCGCTCAATTATCTGGCCTCCGTTCCGGCAAAGGATGATCTGCCGGCTCGAATAGGCGGCACGCTTTGGCGCAGTGCGGGATAAGTCGGCTTGCCTTGTTCAGGATGGGCCGATTGCACTTGGCTTTTTTCAGGCCAAGTGGATTCAGCTTGTGCTTTTTTCCGAAATAGCCCGGGTCGGACGCCACCTTTTCGGCGCCCCCCCCTACGACCTTCCGCCATTTCCAAGCATGCCAAAACCGGCATTCACGGCAGGTTCTCCCTTCTGGGCCAGTACCTGCGATATGTGCTTGGCCAAGATAGGTCTCGGCGATTGGCCGGTGAACATCCTTGGCGGTCATATGCTCGCTGAACAAAAGATGCTGTCCCATCAGTCAAGCTCCTCTTGGTTTTCGCAAAGCTCAGGGCAAATCCATTCAGCCAGGCCGGCGCCCCAATCACGAAACATCATCGCGATTGCGTGTCGTCGATCGAAGCTCAGCCATCTGACGAAGAAGGGCGGTTTTTGCTCTGTAGTCTGCATGTTCTTCCCTCGCCTTCCGTACCTGCTCTGCCGTTTCGTAAAGTTCCATCATCTGGAAATGCCGGACGACGCGGCTCTCTTTGTTCCACCACCCTCTCAGGCGGCGTTCCGTCCATTGATTTTCGGGATCTTCACGATGAGGGAACCGTGCCCGCAGTTCCTTGCAGGCGGCGCGGAACATGTCGCCGATGTGATGGCGCTTTGCTCCGATCTCCTCGATCAAGAAATTTGCTGTTGCTACGTCGTCCATCCGTTCGCTCTTTTGGTATTTTAGATTTCCCGAATCTCCGGGTGACTTTCCCGACATTTCCTGTCTCCGCTGCTGCATCTTTGCTCTTGTTCAGGGAGCACAAGATGCCGCGCAGGACCTATATTGTTGGTGATGGAGATAGCCGTGACGCCAATCAGGCCGTCTCCATCACCGCCGGCCCGCCGCCTGTGCAAACCGAAATTCATCCCCGTCGAACCGATCCGCCGCTATTGTCCGGTTCGACAGCCGGAGACCTTACCTCGGGGTCTCCGGCACCATTTGTTGAGTTAGGCGTTGCTGTGAGCGCAGTTGTGATGCGCGTCAGAAACAGCAGGCTTCGTATAAGGGTGCTCGTCCCGGCCTCGGGAGGAGGAGAAGGCCAGGACGAGCGGTGACTGGTCAGAGGGGTCCCCAGCCACATTCGAATGTTCTTCGGGCTCGCCGATGCGGCCCTCGATGATGGCTTGGTTTTTCTTGTCAGCGTCGCGGCTGCCGGCCGGCAAGACCGTGCGGGCTGCGTTGCGGACCATTGGCGAAGGCTGGCTGGTGAAGATTGCCATGGCCTAAATGCCCTCGTCGAAAACGCCGTAGATCACTGCGCCTGCGATGAAGCAGGCAACGAACACGGAGAAACCGGTCAATGGCTCACCAGGGAAGCGATAGTGCCAAGTGGTCGCCCCGAACCAGAGCCACGAAAAGGCCAAAGCAGAACGGAATGCTCTCCACACAAATCTCAACACGCGCTTGTTCATGCTGGCACCGCCAATTTCCTGCTCTCCCATGCCTTGGTGCACGTCGAGCAAGTGATCTTGTTCGGATGATGCGAGAAGTTGCGGATATCCGGCTTCTGGCAGCGCTCATTGATGGCCGGGACATGATTCCCAACGAGAGTCCCGGCCTGATGTGGGTTAGCGGGCGCGGTATCGATTACATGATCGCCTCCTGTGTTGGCGGCGGCGCTTCCCGACCTATGGGGAGTTACGCGCTCGGCGCTGGGGAGAGCCGTCGCTACAGGCGCAACAGCTTCGTGATCGGTATCCGGGCTCGAAGCGTCATCGCCTCGGCGATCGGTTTCACGGGGCGCATCCCCTTCCCGGATAATTTGACCCTGTTCCGCAGCAACAGGTTCGCGCAAATCATTGCCCGCCGTAACTGCGGCATCGACGGGGGCAGCTTGTTCTTCATTCTCGATCATGATGTCGATAGCGGTGATCAAAGCCTTTCGGCCGATCTCCGTCTGCACGCCGTCTACAACGGTCTTGATCAGTTTGGGGCTGGCGTCGCGGTCGAAGACCTCGCCGGTTACGGGATCGTGGCCTGGGCCATCGAAGAGGTCGAATTGCGGGATCATGCCGAGGGCCGCAAGGTACGTGTCGAGGATCATCTCCTCTTCCGTCCGCTCCTGCTCATCCTTCTTGCGCAGCGCGACAACCCGCTTCAAAATTTTCGTGTCGAAGCCCATGCCCTTGGCCTCGCCGTAGACGTCCTTGATATCGTCGGCGATGGTCCTCTTCTCTTCTTCCAGACGCTCGATGCGCTCGATAAAAGCGCGGAGTTGGTCACGGGCGACGCCCTGGACATCAGACATTATCGATCCTCCAAGACAGGATTTCGCCACGGTAGGGATTTGCAGAAAGGTAGCCGGGGACAGCTTCGACGCGCTCGGCGTGCCGCTTGGTCAGCCAAACGACGACAAAGTAAGGGAGTGCTCTGGTCCAAGCGGAGAGCATCAAGCCTCCCCTTTCGGAGCGGCCCATTCGCCGTTGACCTCGGCCACGTCAAGCAATTCGCCTGCTTCACCCATGCGCCACACTTCGCAAAGGCCGACCAATCGCATTGCTCCCGCCCGGGTCACCGTCTGCTCCGGCAGCATGTCGATGTCATAGAGAAGCGAAATGAGCCGGGGCCGATGGTTTATGAACGAGAGATAACCAGAGAGCATTTCCTGAACGCCCGACTCCCGTTCCGCCAACGCCCCGACCTTCTCTGCTTCTGTTTCGGTGAGGTGGGTCATGCGGGGGCTCCGGCATTTCGCTTCTTGCGCTGCTCCCGCATGAATTTCCGAACCTGCAATTCAGTGTCCGGCCAAATCCGTCGGCCCTCGCGAAGGCGGTCGACAAGCCGGCCATTGCTCGCAGCCAAAATGCCAAAGCGGTGTGGTCCCAGCTGGGCCTCTAGCATGAACTTTTCAATTTCGGTGAGGAGATCGTTCTTCATAAAACGCGAGTATACACGCTATCGCGTTCAACGCAATACACGCCATAACGTTCGCGCCAAATTTGCTGGACCGTGGTAGCCATTTGCAATGGGAAGTAAATGGAAAGAGCGGCTTAGAGAGATAATCGAGGCGGACGGCCGGAGTATGCGCGCCATCAGCAGCGCGGCGGGTGGCGGCCCTAATTTCATTCAGCAAATGTTGAATGCTGACAAGGCGCCTGCGGTAGACAAGTTTTTATCCGTCATGAACGCGCTCGGCGACCAACACCTCATGTACGTTCTGACCGGACAAGCACAAAAGAGCACAAAGTCGCCGGAAGCGGCGCTCAGGTCGGCAATGCTTGCGTATGGGGTTGACGCTGGCCAGCTAGATCTCGCTCTGGGTATTATAGGTCAGTTCGTGCGGGCGGAAGTTGGGGTGCAACCAGCACAAACCCCTTCTGATGATCTACAACAACCCGCCAATCCCCACCGTGGATCAGCGCCATCAGGCAAGAAATCTCAGCAGCCTTCCTCTTGATGACAATCTCAGGCGGGGCCGGCGGCGTGGCGCCTGCCGCTTCGAAGAGGTTTGCTACAATCTCTTCGTTCCGGGTTTTGAATTTGGGCCGGTACTGATGGAAAATAGCCACGCCACCGCCTCCCCTTATGCGCGTTCCATTTCGGCGACTTCCTCGGGCAGATCGTCGCCCTTGGCGAAGATCAGCTTAGGATCGCCGTAGTCACCTGTCTTAGGATTGCCGTCGCGCATAAACGCGATGACCATGGATTTCTTGAGGGACAACCGTTCCGCCACACGGCGCGCCTGGTGAAGGCTTTGGGCCTGAATTGGGGCGTCCGGAAAAGTGCCGCCCTTGCCTGATGTGAAGCTTTGAACCACGAAATACGAAGCCATTGTTCTACTCCCTGTACATGTTGGCAGGGATGATGATTCCGCGAAAATGAGAACAAAGCAAGAACAATATTAGGATTTTTTTCACACTCGTTAACGGACACAAGATGTTGCGCCTGCCCGTTTAAAGAGTCGCTTTCTCTTGGAATCGCGGTATCGTGACAACGAAAGGAGCATCCATGACCAGAAAGCCGAAACCACCCCGCGAGCGCGCAGCTCGCGCCCTATGCAGCTACTTCGATATCCCCGAGAACATCGCGCGGGACAAGAAGCCGATGTGGACGCAATACCTCGACATGGCCGACGCTGCGCTGCAGGCGGCGCTGTCGCCGGAGGAATGGGAAAAGATAAAGGCAGAAGGGCCGGAAGTGTGATGCGGCACAGGGATTGATTGAGGTTCAACTCATGCCTATCCGAAAGGCATAAGGGGGAGTTCATTGACTTGCAGAATCACATTTAGAGCCCCAGTCTGAATAGATGGCTATCACCTTCTCCCCGAAACGCGGCGCGATCCTCATGTGCGACTTCGACATGTCATTCGTCGAGCCAGAGATGCGCAAAAAGCGCCAGGTCGCAGTTATCTCTATTGCCTCCAACAATCACCGTCACGGCGCGATGCCCGGAACGTGCACCATCATTCCATTTTCGACAGTCGAACCGAAGACGATCGATCCTGACGACATCTTCTTTCCATTGGGGTCGTATTGGAGCCTAACCGTTCCATGCTGGGCAAGGTGCAAGCTCATCACAACAGTCTCTCATGCCCGTCTCGATCTTGTGCTAAGGAACGGGAAGCGCCATCCAAGTGAGTTTCTTAGGAGCGAGCACATGGACGAAATAGCTAAAGGTATCAACTATTCCCTAGGTTTCTGACGTAAAATGTGATTGGAAATATCCGACGTGGTCTATTATATTGATCTTGTCCCCGAGAGGGGTTTTGGGAGGTCAGGTCCGCCGCATCTCTGAGAGGAGACACCTAGATTCCGGCCTCCCCCATGAGAAGCTCCGCCTAACAAGCGGGGCTTTTCCTTTTCTGGGTCAATCATTTTGCAAGCGCTTCACCAGCCCGCCTCCCCGGCGGGCTTTTTTGTGCTTGCGATTCGAGCGATTGCACGCCTCCTCGCAAAATAATGCACGATATAGCGTTCATTTGCTTGACGCGAACGCTACAGCGTGCATAATGCAGCTCATACCCGCTCCCGACTGACCCGCCGCAAGGCAAGTAGCGAAACGGGATCGGCGGCGGGACAGGTTCAGCGTTCCCGCCGGGCAAACCAAACCCAGAGGATGAGAGATGGCTGATGCAGCCGAATTTTTGAAGGACGACAAGCCTGGCGAGTATGTGGCGCGCTTCACAGTCACCGGAGAAGTGCGGGTCACGATCAAGGCCGAGAGTCTCGACGACGCTGAGACACGAGCATGGGCCATGGCAGATAGCGACGAGTTTGGGCACGGCCTGGACGATATCACCGATGTCGAACTCGACTGGGTCGATAGGTCCCCTCCGATGTTTCTTGTGACCCGCGATGGGCGCTCGATGAGAGTTTCTCATCTTCACGATGGGGATCTTCCGCGGCAGCCCGACAGTAGCGGCTTCTAACCCTAACCGCCTCCGGGCAACAAGAGGAAGAGAACAATGGCGACACTGCGGAAGGGCCGGATTTTCTCTCCCGATATCGGGACGCGGGTTCAGTCCGTGGCGGTTGGCAACAATCCCTCTTTCGTCGGCACCATCGTGGCCGAGTTCCGGAGCTTTTACCACGTTCGAGACGATGCTGGCCGCATTTGGCATCGAGAGCCAAGCGAAATCAAACCTTTGATCGGCCCTATGGCCGACTGATCCCTCAATCTATCGGCCTCCCAACACCCGAGGCCGATATGCGGAGTGATCCAAGAGGATAACTGACATGGCAAACACAGATGATCGATACATCCTCAGCGACGAAGAAGTCCTGCTTATGTTCGGCACGACCCGAAGCGGCATTATCTACGTCAGCGAGAGCACAAATCCCGGCAAGAGCTATACCGTCGACATGCTCCTCGACGAGCCGGGCGACCACTGCCCGCGCATCTTGGCCCTCAACACGAAGACGCTGGTAACGATCGATGTTACCGAAACATTCGCAAAGGCTTGGCTTGAGCGGGCCGACGAGGCTGACGAGTTGGAAGTCGATCGGGAAATCACCGTCGACGATCTGGAAGCTGGCTTCCCAGACTATGTGAAAAACAGCCGTGCTTGGGCGCTATTGAAGGATGATATCGAAGCCTCGGCTCCAGTCCTCCCAGACCCGGATCGCGCCTATGACGAGCGCCGGGACCGGCAGGCTATGGGGTGGATGTGATGGGGTTCAACACCGCAGTTATGGTCCTGAATGACCGTCTTCATGAGATAAGAGATGATCCGAACTTCGGAGAAAAGCTATATCACGCTATTTTGCTCGCGGGCAGGCCATTGCATGATCGCCCGTACGTCCCCCAGGTGTCTGTCCTGCCGTCCCAGCATGCAGATACTGCTCAAGTGGTCGTGATTTCCGCGAACTCTTTGAGGGTTCTAGGTTACGGCGACTGGCAAGACGACGACGCCAACTTGCTCCGGAAGATTGCTGACGACATGGGCTTCCGCCTTGTTCGCAAAACTCGCCGAGGAGCGGCAGCATGACCTGCAACCTCCGCCACCACAACGAATGCGGATGCGCCGGACAGTGCGAGGCCGATCAATACGGCCACCTCCTGCACGCCAAGAGCGTCAGCCACCTCATCATGCAGGCCATCCTTTTCATTTCGCTCGTGGCGATGCTGGCAACCGTTCTCGGTTCCGCATTCGTCCGCACCGATCGTCAACTCGAAATCCAGGCGAGGGTCTAATGTCCGCTATCGCAGAAAAAAGAGACATCATCGATATTGCCGCCATGGTCGAAGCCGATCCAGGGTGCGTCCTGCTCGACGAAGATCTGTATGCCCAGTTCATCGCGGACCTCAAGGCCGGCGTGAAGGCGTTCGTTCCTGATCTGTCAACAGCGACGAGCCGTAAGAAGATCGCCTCCGAGGCCTATGCGATCACGCGCAAAAAGACTGCGATCGACGAAGCTGGCAAGAAGATGAATGAGGATCGCCGCAAGGAGATCAACATCGTCGATGCCAAGCGCCGCGCCGTCAAGGCCGATCTGGACGAAATTGCAGCCGACGCCCGCCGCCCGCTCGATCAGTGGGAAGCTCAAGAGGAAGCCCGTATCGACTACTGCAAGTCGATCCTCAAGCACATCGAAGATTGCGGTAACGGCTTCATCGGCGGCGAGCCTCAGGCTTTCGGAATCCTCCTCCACGAATTGGAGGAGAAGATCGTCATCAACTCAGAACTTGGTGAATTCGAGGAACAAGCCCGCGTTGCTCACAAGATCGCGCTGGACAAGGTGAAGGCAGCATTTGAGGCCCACAAGCGCGCCGAGGCTGACCGTATCGAGCTTGAGAAGCTTCGCGCCGAAAAAGAAGAGCGTGATCGGGCCGAAGCTGCTCGTCTCGAAAAGGAGCGCATCGCCAAGGAAGCCGCCGACCGTGAGGCTCGTGAAAAAGCAGAGTACGCCGAGAATGTGCGGCGTCAGGCCGAAGCGGCAGAGCGCGCCCAGAAGGAAGCAGCAGAACGCGAGCGCCGCGCGGTCGAAGCCGCCCGGCTTGAAGCGGAACAAAAGGCACAGGCTGCAATCGCGAAAGCCGAGGCTGAAGCCCGCGCCATCAAAGAAGCTGCCGAGCGTGCCGAGCAGGAGCGCCAAGCCGCTGCCAAACGCGAGCAGGAAGAACGGGAAGCTCGCGAACGGGACCGTGAGCACCGCGGCAAGATCATGAGCGAGGCCAAGCAGGCAATCATGGCCCAAGGCGTCAAGGAAGATGTTGCGAAGAAAATCGTGCTGGCGGTCATCGCCGGTGAAGTCCCTCACATCAAGATGGAATTCTAACAATGACCAACGCACTCGCAAAACACGACGAAGGGCACATTATCCCGGCAAACGATGCGCCGATGGTCGCCATGATCGAACGCATTGCCATGGACCCGAACATTCCTATCGACCGGCTCGAAAAGATGCTGGCGATGAAAGAACGGATGGAGGATCGCTCCAGAGAGCAGGCCCGAGAAGACCGGGAGTACGAGGCGAAGACTGCTTATTTCACGGCTATGTCAGCATGCCAGAAGGAATTGCCGGTAGTCATGCGGAACCGGCGCAATACCCACACCAAATCGAACTATGCCGATCTAGCCGCTATCGAAGAACAGGCCATGCCGATCATTTACGCTCACGGCTTCGGCGTGTCTTTCCAGCCCGACGGCTACAATGAACTCGGCGAATTACTGGTCAAGTGGGAGATATCTCACTCCGGAGGGTATGTCCGCAACGGCGTCGGGGCAATCCCGGTGGACGGCGCGGGAGCGAAGGGCGCGGTGAACAAGACCGGCACCCAGGCGTTCGGCAGCACGGCAACTTATGGCCGGCGCTATCTCCTCTGCATGCTGTTCAATATTTCGACAGGAGACGACCGCGATGGGAACGCGGCTCCGAAGGATGAGCCGGAATTCATAACGGCCGAGCAAGCGAAGACCATCCGCGCCCTTCTGGAAGATACCGGGTCCGACACCGAGCAGTTCTGCCGCCTCGGGAAAATCGACGCCATCCCCGACATGCTGGCCTCCGATTTCGACGACGCCGTTCGCCTCCTCAATCAGAAAAAGGCAAAGATGGAAAGGGCCTCGGTATGATCCAGATTTTCAACTGCGACCAGAATTCTCCTGAGTGGTTTCATGCGCGTGCCGGCATTCCGACCGCCTCTGAATTTCACACCGTCATGGCATCCGGCCGCAGTGGCGGGGAAAGCAAGACGCGCAAAACCTATCTGTACAAGCTGGCTGGCGAAGTCGTGACAGGCGAGCCAACGGAAGGCTACAGCAATGCGCACATGGATCGCGGCCACGTCATGGAAGGCGAGGCCCGCGAGAAATATTCCTTCATAGCCGACGCAGAAATTCAGAGCGTCGGGTTCATTCGCAACGGCGACAAGGGCGCAAGCCCTGATGGGCTGATCGGGGACCGGGGGATGTTCGAAGCGAAGTCAAAACTCCCACACCTGCTGATCGAAACGCTGTTCCGCGACGATTTCCCTCCGGAGCATAAGGCGCAGTGCCAGGGTGCACTTTGGGTCGCCGAACGGGAATGGATCGATATCGTCGTCTATTGGCCGAAGCTCCCGTTGTTCGTGAAACGGGCCTATCGCGATGAGGCGTACATTGCCACCATCGCCACGGCCGTGAAGGATTTCAACGAAGAACTCGCTGAGATCGTTGAGAAGGTGCGTCGTTATGGTGCGCCCACGTCGCCGAGCAATGAAAGCGAAATCGCCGCCATTCGAAACCATCCACTTATGGCGGGCTGATCATGGCAAAAACAGAAAAGCCCGTCTACGCCTTCATCCGTCGCGGCAACTCGCTCATTCCCGAGATGCAATACGACCTGCAGGCTCTCGACGGCATCGAGCAGGGCCAGCGCGTCAAGCTGGAAATCAAGCAGTGGCGCAACATGGACCGCCTCAAGGCCTATTGGGCGACGCTGCAAGACTGCATCGACGCGACCGGATGCTCGCCGAGCAAAGAGGCGCTGGATGCCTACATCCGGCCCGCCGTGAAATTCGTCGACACCATCCGTCTCGCGAACGGCTTTCTAGTGGGAGTTCCCCGCGCAATCAACACCCGGCAGTGCGATGAACCCGAGATGATCGCGTTCTTCAATGCGGCGACGGAACTTCTCGCTCGCGAATTCGGATACGTCGCACCCACGCCTGAAGAGCGGCAAGAGCAGAAGCGGAGGGCAGCATAATGGCCCGCACCGTCCCAGAATGGATCGGGAAGACCGACGACCAGAAAGTGCCAGACAGAGTCCGCCAGAGGGTTTTCGATGCTCACAACGGCATCTGCCACCTGACCGGCCGGAAGATCCAGCCCTGCGATGTTTGGGAACTGGAGCATATCCACGCCCTCATCCTCGGCGGCCAGCACCGGGAATCCAATCTCGCCCCCGCCCTGAAGGAAGCCCACAAGAAGAAGACGGCGGTGGAGATGGGCGTGAAGGCCAAGATTGCCCGCGTCCGCAAGAAGCACCTCGGGATCAAGCCAGCTTCTGCCGGCGGCTTCCAACAGCGCTTCCGTCGGAAAATGAACGGCGACGTTGTCGACACCAGGACCGGCGTAGTCATCAACAACTATCAGCGCGACGAGGCAATCGACCCATGACCGAGAAACCCGAGAAAACAGAGGGGGCACCCCCACCACCCTCGATGCAAATGGTGGGGGGTGACATTAGAAGGCAAATCCTCGAATTCATCCAAATGTCATATGACCTTTCGACTTGGGCGGCGTGCATCAATTGGCGCAGCAAAGAGAACCAGAAGGAATGGCTGGACGAA